ACTCAAGGCGTTGGCTGACAATTGGGGCACGATTACCACAGCCACGGAAGCGGCGACCAAAGCGCTGGTCATTTATGTGGGCTTTTCGCTCGCCACCAAGATTGCGACGGTCGCCAATCTCGCCAGCGCCTGGACAAAAGTCGGGGCGGCGACCCGCGGCGCAGCTGCAGCGTCGGCGTTGTTGACCGGCGCGAATGTCGCGAGCGCCACCACCGGCGTCGCGGCGATGTCCGCACAGATGGCGGGCCTTGCGCGAACCACCAGAGCCGCAGGGCTGGCGCTGGTGGGCGTTTCGGCATTGTCGCTCGCCAAGGCGACAGCGCAGGTAACCGGCCTCACCGCAGCCTGGCGCGTGCTTACGGCGGTGGTCGCCGCCAATCCCATCGGGTTCACCATCGCCGCGATTGTCGGCAGCCTTATTCTGTTCGGCGACCAACTGGACGGGACAAAGGCCAAAATCCGCAGCTTTGACAGGGCTTTGCAGGACGCCTTTGACGATGCCGGCACAAAAATTCCAGAAGGCCTGCAGGACGGCCTGGACAAGTCCAAGGAAGCGCTGGAACGCTTCGAGCGCAACTACAACGATATTCTGGAACGGTTGCGGAAAAACGCCGCTGCCGAATTGACCGAACTTCGCCGCCTTGAAAACGAAGCGGCTGCACGCGGTGCGACCTCATTTGGCGGCACGACCGGTTTTGGCGGCGTCGGCGCCTCTGTTCACCGTGAGGCGCAACTGCAGGCGGAGGCGACGCGCCTTGCCGCCGAGCGCGAAGTGGCGCGCGTTCAGCGGGCCAACCGCGAGCGATTCGCCGAACAGTTCGGCAGCTTCGTCGGGCTCTCTAAAGAGGAAGTCGAGGAAGCCAAGCGCATACTGACCGGCCGCAGCGGCATCGCCGGGGCGTTCGACCAAGTTAACGAGAAAATAAAATCGGCCCGCGAAGCCATGACCGGTTTCGCCGACCATGTGCGCCAGAGTTTCGACAACAGCGACGAAATCAACAAATTCAAGGCGCGCCTCGAGGGCTTGCAAGAACGGATTGAGGAAGCCGGCGACTTCAGCTTGGAGGAAGCCCGGGGCGAATTTCAAAAGCTTATCAACCAGTTCGACAGTCTGGACCGTGCGGCGCAAAGGGGCGCCGAGGCGAGCTTTGAAGCCTTCCTGAACAAAATAGGCTTGGTCGGCAAAGAAAGCGAAACGGCCGCCGGGCAGCTGTCGAAGCTGAACGCGGAACTGAAAGACCAGCAAACCCTGCTGGACGCGGCAAATATCAGCGAGGAACAGCTGCGGCTGGCGTCGAAAATTCTGGACATTCAGCGCCAGTATCCGCTGCTGGCCGAAGAAACCGCGACCGCGAAAGCCAAGGAAGCGCTGGCGCTCGAAGCCGGCCAGCGCGCCGCCGAGGCGCGTTATGAGGCGGAGAAAAAAACCGCCGATGCCGCGAAACAGGCCGCCGAAGACGCGGCGCGGGATCTCGACCGGGAACGCCAGCGCATGGCGGGCGACTTCGCGGACGTCTTTGTGGATGTGTGGCACAGCTTCACCGATGAGGGCCGTTCCGCCATCGACATTATCAAGGACGAATTTCGCCGGGCGTTCGACAATGTCCTCGCGAATGTCGCCCGCAATTTCTTCTATAGCCTGTTGAGCGGCGGCTCGCCGGCGGGCGTCGTCGGTGGCTCGCCCCTTTCGCAACTGGCCTCCTTGGGCGTTTCCGGCGTTGCAGGACCGCTTTCGAGCGGCGGCAACATCACGTCGAATGCCGCCGCCGCAGCTGGGCAGGTGATACTGGGCGGCAGCCCGTTCAGCGCTGGCGGCGTCGCCCTGCCGGCGGGCGGGTCCAATGCTGCAGCGACGGCAGCAGGGCTGGTCGGACCGCTCGGCGCCATTAAACAGACATTTCAAGGCTTCCAGCGCAGCCTTGCCAATCTTGGCGTTAATGTCGGGAAAACCTTCGGCCTTGGCGGCCAAGGTCAGGCGCTGGTGGGTAAAGGTTTTGCCGGCGCGGGCACCGGCTTTGCTGTGTCGCAGGGCGTCAATCTGCTGGGCAGCCTGCTGGGCTTTGGAAACAAGGGCAACACGGGCTCGACCATCGGCGGGACCATCGGCGGCACGCTTGGGTCGATTATTCCGGGCGTCGGCACGGTGCTGGGCAGTGTGGTTGGCTCCACGCTCGGCAAGCTTTTTGGCGCACTGGTTGGTGGGAAACCGTCAAACAAGGTCGGGCAGATTGTCATCGACCCGACTACGGGGCGCGTTCTTGGCACCGGGACCAAAGACCAGTCGGCGGAATCCCTGCAAAATCTGGAAATCTCCAAGGCCGTGGGCGAAAATATTTCGTCCGGCGTCGGCAGCGTTCTGGACATTATCGGCGGCGAATTACGCAACAGGGCGTCCACGGCGTTTCGCGATGACCTTATCAACGTGGCCGCCGGCAGCCGCGATGGCATCCAAATCGGCAACCAAGGCGTGGGCGGAACGATCGCCAATCGCCAGAACTTTGAGAACACCGAAGCCGGCGCCGCCGCCGCAGTGGAGGCTGGCATCAAGCTGGCGCTTACCGGCGCGGACATCAAAGGCGGCAACAAAGACCTTGCCGCGTTGGCGCAGGCGCTGGCCGCCGCCGACGCGCCTATTGAAGACATCGTCGAAACGCTCGGCAGCCTCAAATCAGTGCTGGACTTTGACGCGGCGCCTGTTTCTGAGTTCCGCCAGGCGCTGGACACGGTCGCCGACGCTTTCGACCGCGCGCGCGCCGGCGCAGGCCAGCTGACAGGTTCGCTGTCAGGCTTGGCTGCGCAGGAACGCAAAGCAATTCAAGCTGTTGGCAGCGCGTTTGACCGCAGCATCGAACGCCAGCTGCTGGAACTGACCTCGCCGCTCGAAGCGGCGGCGCAAGAGTTGGTAAAACAGCAGACCGCCCGGCTGCAGGACGCGAAAGACATCAACGCGGCCCTGAAAGCCGCCGGCGACAGCAACGAAGCCGCCGCGCAGGCTCGGCTTGCCGCCGTGTCGGAACTGAACAGCGCCGAATGGCAGCAATTCGTACAGGAAGCCAGCGAATCGCCGGAAGCCTTCAAGGCCGCCGCCGAAGCCTTGCAAGCGTTGAGCGACAAATCTGGCGAGTTCGGTGTAAGCGCCGGCGCGTTGGCGGCTTCGCTCGAAAGCGCGCGCCAGTCGCTGGCGTCTGAGCTCGATAAAAGCCTAGACCGCCAATTGCTGGAACTCGAAAAACCGCAGGTGGCGGCGGCGCTCGACTTAATTCAGGCGCAGGGCGACCGCTTTGAACAGGTGCGTGCGGTCAGCAAGGATGCCGCCGACGAACAGGACCGGCTCTCGAAAGCCGTAGCGCTCAACACGGCGGAATGGAAAGCCTTTGTGGAGGCCGCGACCGGCACGCCGGAAGCGTTGGCCGCCGCTGCCGAAGCCCTGCAGCGCTACGCCGACCAAATCGCGGAACTTGGCGCCGACCCCACGCTGTTGGTCCGGCAGGTGGAGGATGCTCGCCAACAGCTGGCCGGGGATTTCAACACGCAAGTCGCCCAGCAGCTGCTGCAGGCGACAAACCCGGCGCTGGCGCAGTTTAATGCCTTGTTGGAACAACAGCAGTTGCGCGTGCAAACCGCGCAAACGCTGGGCGCGAATGTCGCGGGGGTCGAACGCCTCAACAATGCGGAACGCAGAAATTTCCTCACGGGCCTGTCTGACGATGACAAGGTGAAGCTTGGCGACGCGCTGGGCCTTATCGAAGATTTCGGCGGCCGTATTGCCGTGGTTGGTTTTGAACTTAGCCAGGCTCTGCAATCCGATATCGACGCCATTGCCGAACACGCGGCGGCTGAACGCGAGGCAGCCGAAGAATTTAGGCAAATCCGCGAAGGCATAGGCGCATCGCTCGACAGCATTCGCCGCCGCTTTTCGCCGGAAACGCCGGCTGAGCAATTGCGGGCCGCGCAAGGCGAGTTCCAAAGCACCCTGCAGGCGTTTCTTGGCGGCGATACCGAAGCCGGGCGCCGCCTTGGCCAGCTTGGTGAGGACACCATTCAGCTTGCCAGCGAAGTGCTGGGCACAGGCTCGCAATTCGCACCGATTTTTGAAAACATCACCAGCGGCCTAGAAGCGGCTAAGGCTGCAGGCCTGAGTTTTGAAGAGGCCGCGAACGCCCGCACTGCGGCGGCCGAAGCGTCCGAAGGAACGCTGCAAAACATCCTCGCCGCGCTCGACAACCAAGCGCCGGCGCTCGACTATCTGCGCGACCAAAACGCCCTGCTGGGCGAGGGCAACGAACTGGTCAAAGCCCTGACCACCGAACTGGTCGCGCTGCAGGAAGCGCAGCTGGAAAGCAATGCAAACGCGCTGGCGCGTCTGTTTAATTTCAACACCGGCAACACCAGCGACCTTGCCGGCGGCGATGTGTCGGCGCTCATGGCGGCCATTCAGCGGGAGACAGAACTGCGCCAGCAGGCGCAGATTGAAACGCTGTTGCGCGCCCCGGCGCCGTCAATTTCGACGCCGGACCTGACAAACGACCAGCAGGCGTCCACGGCGCTGGCGGTCCAGCAAATCGCCAACGACAACCGTTCCGCACAATCGACCCAGATTTCCGTGCTGTCGGAAGCTATACGCGACCAGGCGCGCGCGACCACCCGCATGGAAACTGAAATCACGCTGCTGCGCCGTCGCTTCGATAAATACTTCCAGCAGCAAGAATCGCAGGCTGTGTAATGGGTCCGGGTATTGGCATTCTGGGCGAACCGGTATTCGCCGACGGCCCGCCGCCGACGGTTGGCACGCCATACTCTGAATTTGTGCGGTCGGGTCGCGACGGCGTGTTTCTGGCCGATATCGACGTGCGCAATAAGGGCTCGGCTGCGGACATCGAGGCGCCTATTCAAATTCTGGCCGACCCGGTGCTGGCCGATTTGCCGCCTGGCGGCATCGCGCTTGGCGCTGTGGAAACGCTTCGGTTCTCCGACCACACATGGATTTCCAAACCCGACGACCCGCGCATCACAAATGTGTCGTATCGGCCCCGCCTGTTGTCCGCGCTGAATGTGACCAGAACCGCGTCGCTGCGCGGCGGGCGGCGGCAGGTGCAGACAACTACGGGTTATGTGGAACTGGCGAACAGGGACGGCAAACTGGACTATCTGGCGGCGTCGCGCTCCGCCGACGGCCTGCCGACCCTTATTCGCCACGGTCCGCGCCGTTCTTATCTTGACAGTTTCAGGACGCGGCTTTCGGTGCGCGGCTTTTCGTTTGAAGGCACCCGCGACCGCGTCCGGCTCGAATTGCAGGGCGACGTTTCCATTGTCGATGGGTCGCTTGCTCTCGACTATTACGATGGCCGCGGCGGCCTTGGCGGCGACCCGGAACTGGCGGGACTGCCCGTGCCGGATGTTTTCGGCCCGGCGTTCAATGTCACGCCGCGCCTGATTTTGAAAGCGTTCCGTGTCTGGCAGGCCGGACTCGGGCCGCTTCTCGGCATCACTGAAATTCGCGACCGCGCGCTGCCATATACGATTGTGGCGGATGTGCCAGACTTGAACGCGCTGGTGTCTTATTCGCTCGGCACGGGCGAGGCCGTGACCTGTAATGCGCTGGGTCTTTTCCGCCTGTGGGCGGACCCGGTGGGCCGTGTCACTTTCGACGCCAACGGTTATGTCTGGAACGGCGTCTATATCAACACGCTGCCGCTTATGGCCGAGTATATTCTGCGGGTGCGCGCGCGGCTGCCGGCGGGTGAGTTTGACCGGTCCGGCACCTATCAAATGCCGAACTATGAGGCGAATTATGCAACGGGAACCAGCACGCCAAGCTGCGCCGATGTTCTGGACCTGATTGCGGAATCCGCTTCCGCCTTTTACGGCCGCCGCCGCAGCGGTCTATACGGTTTCACCACATACGCCGCGCCAGAAAACTATTCCGCGCCCGCGCCGATTCTGGTGAAAAGCGAAGACATACGCAAAGAACACAACGAAAATTCGCCGATTTCCGAGCAGACCGTCTGGTACAAAACGAACTGGACCGTGATGTCAGACGATGAGGTTTCGGAAGTGGCGCCGAACCGCGACCAGTATCTGAGCGCCGGCCAGTACATCACCATTGGCAACGGTCTGGCGGCGGCCTTTTTCCCAAGCGCGCGCCCCGCCGTTCCGATTTACAGCCTGCTAACCCAACAGTCATTGGCCGAACAGCGTGGCCGCGCCGCCGTCGAAATGGACGGTGTCGAACGCGACATCTTCACGGTGGATGCCGGGCGCTTTGCGGCAGATTACGATTTAGGCGACATCGTCTCTTTCACCGCCAACCGGTACGGCGCTGGCGGCCCGCCATTCATCATTGAAGAAATTAGCGAGCGCGACAACGAACAGGGATTGCTGCGCGTCATCGGGTCGGCAAACAGGATTTAGGTCGGAACATGGCAGCGACATTCAGAGCCGCAATTGGCGGCATTAACTATATGGACCAGCCCGGGGTTGCGATTACAGCGACCGCAGAGGCCGCGCTCATGCCCGTAACCGACGTCGTTGTCCCAGAAATGGGCCTTGCCTGGCGCGCCAATGATTTGGCCTCCACCGGCGGCGCCGCCACGCTCACCGCCATTTTCAGCACAGCCCGCGACTTTTCAAACGCGGTGCTGGCCTTTGTCATTCCAGAACGGCGCGATGACGCGCGCGATATCGACTTCACGCCGGCCATTTCGCCCACTGACACCGTGCGCTGGCGGCTCGGCAGCGACGCGCTAACCGCTGGCGACCTGTTCGACCAGACTTATGCGTCGAATATCGACCCGCAGTTAGGCTTTCATTGTCCGCCAACCCTGCCAATTGAGGTGGCCACACCGGTGGTCCGGCTGGATATGACCGTAACGCTTGCAGCCCCGCCTGCGGCGCCTTCCGATGTTTTCGACATTGGCCGCGTATGGGCCGGACCCATCCACCAGTTCCTTTACAACCATAAATGGGGCGTGCCGTTCCGTTGGGACAGGGACGAACTAAAGCACCGGATTCGGGAATGGCGCCCGGACTTCACCGTAATACGCGACAGCGAACGGCCGACGCTGGAAACCATTCAGCAATTCGTTTCCGACGAACACCAGGTCATTTACTTCCCGCGCCTGTCCGTGCCGCACACCGGTTTTATTGGCCGGTTCAGGGAACTTGGGGACTTCTCGCGGGGGCGCTTTAACGCCAACCAGTGGGCGTTTTCTCTGCGCGAAGACTGGCTCGGGTTCTAAAATCAAGCAGCCGTGATTACGGGCATTGTGTTGCGGAAAACTACCGCTTTTTGAGGTTCCGCGATGGCTGACGGTCTAGTCGATTTCGTAAAATTCAGCGCCACGCGCGCCGCGAACGGCGACCTAAGCAGCCTGGTCGCGGTCCCCCCATATCGCGAACCTTACCAGATTAAGGCGAACCCGGACGAAGTCCTGCTGCATGTGCGAGATGCGGCAAACGACGCTGTCTGGCATCGCGCCTGGTATCAGCTTGCCGGCGGCGGTCAGCTAACCGAGGTTGAGGTAGTCGACAGCAATGCGCGCTCGGGCGAATATGGCCCGCTGAACACGCAATCCGCGATTAGCACCGTGGGCGCCGTCATTGGCGGCTCGGTCATTGATTCGCGGTCTACACCAATCGTGTTGCGCGACGGCAGTTTCGGCAACGCAGACAGCGTGCGCGCGTCGGTCTTTTTCCCGACCGTCAAAGCGATACAGCAGCTGGGCGAACTTGAAGACGAGGCGTTCGTCTTTGCTGTTGATTCGCTTTACATCGCGAATGGCGGCGGCGACACGGCCGGGACCGGCGCTGGCGGGCTTTTTCAATATGCCGCCGGCGATTCCACATCGCCAGACGGCGTGAACTATCACCAGCTTGTAACGCTGCCCGGGCGGCTCATTCGTCAGGATTTGGAAGTTCAGGCCCAGTTTATCAGGGAAAGTTTCGGGATATTCGCCGACGCGGGTGGCGACGCCTACGCGAAGCTGCACGCACTGGCCAAGGGCGCGGTCGGCGCAGAGGACGCATGGATGGGCCTGCAGGCCCTGCGCGGCAATGACGGCAAAGCCTACACGGATTTGCTGGCTATCATGCGTGATAGGCAAGTCGGTGAAGTGCCCTTTATGCGGGCCCGCAGCTACGGCGACGATGACGACCAAGTCCAATTGCTAAAACCTGTCGTTCCCCCAGTGAAGGCGACGAAGGGCGTCATTCCCGCCGGCGCTTTTGCGCGCGTCACCGCCGACAATCGGTGGTGGCTGAACGATGGCGACCGCGGGCTTGTCGAAGCGATCTTTGCCGACACCGATTTGTTCCGCGCCATGGTTGCCAATCTCGCCGGCGTACAGGCCCTGACGCCGGACGGCTGGGACGATAACGAACGCGCGCTGGTGCTGGGCCGCGACGCCGCCGGCGACGTGACGCCATTCTGGTATTATTGGAGTTCCGGGTCCAGCGCGACGCATGACGGCCAATTTATCATTAAGCCGGATTTTCACGCCGGCGGCGCGGCGTGGTCGGAAGCGGGGCGCTTCCTGCTGGGCGTCGCACTCACCACGGCGACCGTAGCCACAGGCGGGTCAGGCGCATATGTCGTTGACGCCTTCAAGCGCCCGGTCATTATCGTGAACGGCGGCGGCGCCATTGACGATGTCACGCTCGCGGAAAACGACCCGGTGTTGCTGATACGCGGCGATGCGGACGTGCAGGTTTTGCATGACGGCGCAAAAATCAACCTTGGCGGAAATCCTTTAACGCTCACCGCGACCAATCCGACGCTTGTTCTGCAGAACCGCAACGGCGTGAATTTCCCTGCAGGCGGCGCCCTGTCTGCGGCGCCGCCGGAAACCACCGTCGTCGCGCTGGAAGCAATCGCCAACGCCATTAACACCGCCGGGAAATATGAGGGCAAGATTGTCAAGGTAAAAAATCACGCCGTAAATCCACCCATTGACCGCCACTACAGGGCCCTGGGGTCTGCAACCAACAGCCGCTGGCGCCCGGAAGACGACCAGTCAGGCTTTAACGACATCATTCCGGCATAGGTGACCCATGAAAGCGCTTAAACTCTTTCTGTTTTCCCTGTTCGCATCGGCGGCGATGATCGCCGGGCAGTCTCATGCGCAGGTTCTTTCGACGCAAACAATCACTTTTGACAGCGTCGCCGACGTGGAGGCGCTGACCAACTTCGATGCGTTTTCCGAAAGCAACACGATTTTCATTAACGACTCTGAACTGGGCGGCGCGTTCAAATACCGCGCCGATATTTCCGCGCTGAAAACGGCAGACACTGCGGCCTGCGTTTACATCGCCGACCCTGCGGGCGGCGATGACGGGTTCGTTCGCGAAGCTTACGAAATCCTGAATGAAATCGACATCGACTGGTGCGGCGCCGCCGGCGACGGCGACGACATCACGCCGACAGACGACGCCGCAATCATTGAGGACTGGCTGCTAGCGTCGAAAGAATTACAGGCATGTGCATTCGCCACCGAAAAAACTTATCTGGTCGGCGTCGGCTCTGCGCTGGATATCGTCTTCGACGGCGACCTCTGCATTGAACTAACCGCCGGTGCGACTTTCAAAGGCATCACTGATACGGGCGCTGAAATCTTGCGTCTGGACGGCGCGACCCGCGACCATAAGCTAAGCATTCGCGGCAATGGCGGCGCCGGTTTCGACATGACCGAGTTCGAATGGGATGGCATTGGCACCAATCAAGGGTCCGGCCTTAGCGTGCAGCGCTGGGGTGAAGTTCTTATCGATAATCTGCGATTTGATGCGGGCACTGATTACACGGACGGTTTCGGCGACACCTGCCTTGGTCTTTCCGACAACTACAAAACTCGCGTCACCAACAGCGTTTTCCTTGGCTGTGACGATGAGGGCATTTATGCGACTGGCGGTGGCGGCGCTTCCGGTACTGATGACGGCGGAAGTACCGTCATTTCTGGAAACATCTTTCAGTACAATTCCGGCGCCATCAGCGTGCGCCGTCAGGGCAAGGAATACACCATTGCCGACAACGTGGCGCTCGACGGGCATACCTGCATTAAAGGCGTAGAAGCGGCTTCTGCCGGTGTGCAGATTAAACCGCCGCCAGAAATGCAGGTCGTCGATAACAAATGTTATAGAATGCTGACGCGCGCTATTGAGCTTCGCGCCATTACCGCCGCAACCTTGGTCGCAGGAAACCAGATTCATGACGTGAACGGCGAAGCGGGAGTATGGCCCTGCATCAACCTGTTGGGAACAACGCGAGTTCATGTTTCCGACAATGTTTGCGAACAACGCACTTATGCACAGGGAACAACGCGTGGCGTTACAATAGCTAACTGGACGTTCGACTCGGGCGGCGCAAACGAGGAAACTTTCAACGCGCTGCGCAACGTCATCACCGACAATGACTTCGTGAACGTCGATGTTGGCATCTATGACGACACCGCGTCGCAAACCGCAGTTAAGGCGTTGTTTAACAGCTTCTATACGGTCAACACGGATTATTCCGGCGAAATCGCCAACAGCTATATCGATTTTGACGGCGACGAATTGCGGGTCGGCGGCGACACCATCACTGTATTCCGCCGCAACGTGCCGGAGCAATACGCGCAGATTGAGTCCAGCACCAGCGGCAACTTTATTCGCGGTCTGTCGCCGGACGCGAACGGCAAGGGACTGCGTTTTGACGCCCGCACCACGTCGGGCAGCGACCCTTCGGGCGGTTCTATCTTTGTCGATTTCAGCATCAACGGCACGGAACACCTGAAAGTAAATCAGGACGGCACTGTTGTTGTCAGAAACGTGCCTCTATCAGACGCGCTGCCGGCGGCCGGTGACTATCGCATCACCTATAATGGCGGCAGGCTGACGTCCGACCCTGCCGGCGACACTTATATTTCGGTTCCTTCCGCGACTTTCACGTCTGCTGGCTTGGCCGGCATGGATGGATGGGCGGACGGCGTGTGGACGCTCGAAGCCTTGCGGGGTTCGTCCACCGATTTCTGCACTGAACAGGTTTCAGTTTTAAGTGGCACCTATATTTTCGGGTTCAACAGTTATGCGTCACAAGGCGCGTTTTCTTGTGACTGGCAAGCCAACTCTGACGATCTCGAATTTTCCACCACAAGGTCAGGCACGAACCTTTGGCAGATTAAGGCGACGCTTACGAACCCACGGGAGTAGGCGATGCGCACATCAGAAAACGGCATTGAACTAATCAAGACCTATGAAGGGTTGGAGCTCACCGCCTACCAAGACATTGCCGGGATTTGGACAATCGGATACGGCCACACAGGCCCCGATGTTCGCCCCGGCATGATGATAAGCGAGCGCGACGCCGAAGACCTGCTGCGGCAGGATCTTGTGGCCCGCGAAGACACCGTCGAAAACGCGGTCGCGGTCCCGATGAACCAAAACGAATTTGACGCGCTGGTGTCGTTTGAGTTCAACACCGGCGGGTTGCGAACATCCACCGCGTTGAAACGGTTGAACCGCGGCGACCGCGCCGGCGCCGCCGATGCGCTGACGTGGTGGAACAAGGCCACTGTCGCTGGCGTTTTGCGCGAGGTTTTGGGCCTGACCAGGCGACGTGCCGCAGAGCGAGCTTTGTTCTTAACGCCGGTTAACGACGACCATGCTAAACCGCACCATGAGTCAAATGTAAGACCTGCGCCCGAACAGCCGCTTTTTTCGCGTGTCATGTGCCAAATCAAACGCTAGGGGGCGCTCATGCTTTCGAGCGCAATAAAAACGGCGGGGCCGAAATGTTAACAAAAATCTCCCTGTTGGCATCTGCAGCAGCGGCAAGCGCCGCCGGCGCGGCGGCGCATGTTGACCATGACGCAACTTTAATCCTGCTTGTGGCGTCCGGCCTCGCTGGGGTTATCGGCATGCTTTATGACAGGCAAACAACCGGCACCGGCGCCGCGCGGGATTTTCTTATTACTGTGGTGTTGGCGTTTGTGCTGGGGGTGGCGTTTGGCGGGCCAATTGGCGACACGGCCCTTGCTCAACTGGAAGCGAAAGGCATGGACGGAAATTACAGAACAGCAGTCGGCGCCCACATTGGCGGCGGCTTGCTTATCGGTATTTTCATGCGCGTGGCCATTCAGTTTGGCGGGCATTTTTTCGGCAGAAAACGCCGGAGGTAAATATGGAAATTCTGGGCGCAATTATCGCACTGGCTTATGTTTTCGCAGCATGGAAGCACATGCGGGTGCGGCACAACGAACGGTGCTTTGCGATAAAGTTGCTGCACTTGGTGCGCATGCTGGTTTTTCTCGCCATGGTCATTCTGGTGGTTGAGACAGAACCCGCGCTGGCCAGCGCCGTATTCATCCTTGCGGTGCTGAATGTCATCGTTTGGCATGTCGATGACGGACTGGCCATACGGGGCGGCCGGGCGAGCGAGAACCCGACGACGCAGGCGTTCAAGCCATTGCACATGCGGACCAATCCCTAGCCGCTAAATCAAGACGCCTTGAACCGACGCAGACTCCTTGCCTCATTCGCTACCTTGCAAGGAGAAAGCAAAAATGGATGAAGTTATCGACATTCTGGTCGGCACGCTTAAGGGGCTCGGGAAAACCAAAGCCAAGGAACTCGGCACGAAGCTGCGCGGCAAACTGAATGACGCCGTGGCTGGCACCGACCCGACTTTCGACGACGATCTTGTGGAAGTGGTCGACGCCTTCGTTGAAGGCTTCGGCGACGATACCGCTACCGACACACCCGCCAGCGACGACCCGGCATAAGGCGCGCCGTCCGTGACGTGGATGTCCCTGCTGGGCGCGATTTTAAGTCTCGCCCAGCTTTTCATGAAAGCGCGCGCTGAAAACAACGCCGCGCGCTTTACCTTGGCGACGGACCGAATCAAACAGCTGGGAAAGGCGACCGCCGATGAAATCGCCCGCGCTCAAAAGGCTGACGATATTGCTGACAGCGACCCTGACGCTGGCCGCCTGTAGTCACTTTGAATGGTTTCCGAAAGCATCGCCGCCGGCGGTGGAGCTCGCCCCGTCCACATTCTGCACGCTTTATGAGCCGGTGAATGCGCCAGGCGATCGCGGCGGCGCGGAATGGGCAAAATTCTGGGACGATTTGCAAAAGAATTACCCGGACCAATACGAAACAATCCGCCGAAACAATAACCGCTGGCTATTCGCCTGCGTGGATGTTGACCCGCCGACGAACCCGGTTTAGCGTCTGCGCAAAGCTTCGGCAGACACACTTATACTGTAAGCGAAATGGCCCCTGTCTGGGACCGGATTCATGACCCGGTTGCTAAGGCGGGGGCCTACTATTTTCAAGTATACTTGGCGCGCTCTACATTCCCCCGCGAGAATGGGGCGAGCTATGACGAAAAAGCAGCTTGAATTTAACTATGCCTGCATGAAGCTGGCGGCGGCAATTATCATTGCGGCGCTGATTATCCGCTTCGCGTAGTGGGCGCTTTCGGTCCATATCTGCGCCGCGCCACCGACGGATACACGCATTGGTGCCCGGCCTGCGTTGAGCCGCATTGGATAGGCGACCGCTGGAAATTCAACGGCGATCGAGACAAGCCGACATTCGCGCCCAGCGTCAAAATCACCGGTAAACAGATTGTGGTGGAAAACGGCAAATGGACCGGTGAGTGGAAACTTGGTCCAGATGGCAAAGCACTACCCTATTGCTGCCATTATTTTCTGCAGGACGGTCAACTGCGATTTTGCAGCGACTGCACCCATTCCTATGCCGGCAAGGTTGTCGGCCTGCCGCCGTGGCCGCCCGGTTTCTTTTCGGATTAAGTGCAGCGGGTCGGCGATGATAAGCAACGCCCGCCGACCGCTACGCTACAATGTCACGCCGGACAATCGACCGCTAAGCGCGTTCGGCGCTTTTCGCAAACTTGACATTGCGCACCCGGTCTGCCATGCCCGGCGCCGTTGATGCGTGGATGGCGCAGTCCGGTAGCGCGCTTGGCTCATAACCAAGAGGTCGGGGGTTCAAATCCCCCTCCCGCACCCACTCTTTACCCACACCCCGAACAGGTTTTGCTAAGGCTTCTGGACCTTGCGGCATAGCCCTTGGTTCGGGTCGCGGCGGGCCTGTCGGCCGCCGGGGACGCTCAACCGCAGCACTTTAGCCATGTGCGCGCCTAGCGCCCGCCGCGCATTTATGCAGGGGCAACCGCCGTGAACTTGGCTGAGATTTACCGCGTTTACATGGGCAGCGACGGCGCCCAGACCAAGGCGCTTTATGACCGGCTGGAAGCGCTGGGCCCAGCCGGCGCGGTTGCGGTCAATCTGTTCCGGGCCCAGAAATCAAGCGAGCGCGCCAAGCAATATCGGGGCCGCGCGCCCGGGCGCGGATCCTTCAAAGGCATGGCCTATGGCCGCAAAAACTGGGCCATGGAAAACCTGTGCAAGATCCTGCAACAGCATGGGGAAGCGCTGGGGATTGTCTGGGGATGGAAAAAAGACCCCAAGAGAAACTACCACGCCGACGTGCTGTATGTGGATATTAGCGCCGGCCAGATGAGTTTCCACAGCGAGGGCCGCGGCGACGGGCAAGACTATCCCGGGGAATGGGATGGCCAAACGAACCGCTGCGCCGAGCGTATATGCAAATGGTGCGCGGACCTGCTGGCGGCGTCGGGCCCTGAATTACCGCTTGAAGAAAAAACCCCAGCACCGGGCAGGGCTGGGGTTTCTCATTGAAAGGCCGTATGGCAGTTCGGAAACGACCAATCCCCGAACGCCCCGCCACTAAATGGCGATTTGCCGAACCGTGCAATCGCTAACTTTCCCGCACAAAATATTCCCCAAATTATTCCCGTTCAATTCCGCATGGGGATAAGCCTTTGATTTTTCCCCTCATTTTCGGTCAAAAAAATTAACAAGCCCAGCGCGCGTTCAGATCACTGGGCCCATAGCCCTTGCCTTCGTTTTGCAGTTTTTGCGCAACGGCGATCTTGGCCTCGCGCTGGGTGCGCGCTTCCACCGTGGCGAGGCGTTCGCCATCGGCACCGCCCGCCAGCCGTTTGAATATGTCAATTCTGCGCATGCCCGCCTCCTTACGAAACCTGAACGCCGCCGCATTTGTCGCATTCCAACCAATGAAACCGCAGCACTTCGCCCGGCTCCGGTGTATAATGCGGCAAAGGTTCGCCCGTGGCGATTTCGCCTTCCCCGCGCATTGTCCCGCCGCATTCGCAGGGGACTGCGCAGGGGCCGCGATGCGAGGTCGGTGCAGTTTTGGTTTCCGTGGTCATTGTGGCCTCCTTGCCAAGTTTCGCGCGGCCCTATGCCCCGCGCCGGGTTTTGTTCAGCGTCGCCGTGCGCTGGCGGCGATAGTAAAGGGTCCATTTTTTGGCGCGGTCAGTCGCCATGGCGCGGGTCGGCAGATCTTTGCACATGGCCAGCGTCTCTGTCGGCTGGCCCTCTATCACCGCATAAACGCGGTAGGTGTAGGTGCCGTCTTTTTCTTTTTTCGTGCTGCGGCCAATAGCGCTGATTTTGGCGATGTCTGTCATTGGTCTGTCTCCAATTTCGGTTCGGCCCTGCGCCGTTCCATGTCCCTAATGTGGGACATTTAGCCGGAAAGGTCAAGTCCGAATTTCACGAAAACAGACCTTTTTTCGTGAAAAATTCGATGCTACCCTTCCGCCGCGCTCGCTGACGCTTTGGCGTAGCTGGACTGGACGCGGGTTCAATTCCCGCCGGCTCCACCAAGAGCGCATCTGGGGTGGCGGCGCCGCTTGTCGGTCCTGCCCCGCGGGTGGATGGGTTGAAAATGCCCTGCGCCAAACCCGCCTTGGGATGCGTTCTTGATGGGGCCGATTTGGGTTCGACAGACGGTGAAACGAAAGCTGAGAACGCCGGTTGGCCGCGTATAAGCCGACTTTAAGAACTGCCAACGATAACGGCAATTTTGTGGAACAGCGCCTCGCGGCGTAATTTCACGGGGTTTGGTCGCCTGGCAACAGAAGACCGGGACGGGGCGGCGCTTCGGCGCGCCCCGTTTTCAGTTCCCGCACGGGAGCAATTAGACGCGTTCAGGCGTTTTTAAGAGCTTTTGCGCCCGTTCGGGAGCATGCGAAATGTCTGCACATCGCCGATCAGGTCCGCCGGCACGCTAAAGCGCCGCGGGACTTCGCTGACATCGAACCGCCTGATTTCCACCCAGAAGCCATCAGACCGGCGCGCCCGCACGCTAAACGCTGAAAAGCTTTTGGTGGTGACCCAGTCGGCGCCAATGACATGGACCTCGTCAGAAATCGGAATCGGGTTCTGCATCTTGGCCGGCGCGATCGCTACAGCCGCCGCGCCCAAGAGGAATTGCCGTCTGGTGGTCATGGTTGCCTCGCGTTCAGTCTTTTTCCCAGCCCTGTGCAATCTCTCGCTGCAGCGCCGCCAACACCTTCGGCCCGACGCCCTGCGGCGTCCAGAGTGTTGCGCCGACCCCCTCAAAATCAATGTGGTCGTCGGTCGGTCGCCGGGCGGCGCCGACCACCGACTTTTCCCAAGGCTCGCGCTGGTAATATTCATTATTGTAAAAGGTAAGCCCAGACTCCCCGGAGTCGATGTGCATAAGGCGGTTTGCCGATTCTTCCTGTCGGTGGGGCGTGAACATTTTAACTTGATAGACAACGCTGGGCCGTGGGCGCGGCAGCCGTTCCGGCGCCGGGCCGTTCCAGCTGTCCCTAAAATAGAAATCGTTGCGCAAGTCCCGCTGGACCACGCTAAATTTGATTTTCCCCTCCATGTCTGCCGGCTCGCCATCGTGCAGGGTTATGGCGCGCGTCTTTCCAAGGTTCAGCGTGGTGGAAAACTTTTTGCCGCGGCGCTCGAGAAAGATGGCGACAAAATCCCCGTGCCGCTGAAACGAATAGGCGAAGCCTTCCACGTCGGCGCGATGGTCGGCGACAAAGTCGGCGTATAACCCATCCTGCTTTAGCAGTTCCATGTATCCCTGCGCGTTGGCGTCCTTTTCAAACCCGGCCAGCAGGGCTTCGTATTCTTCGTCCGTATATTCGGCGGCGTCCATGTCTTCCTCCTGCTGCGCCTGTGCGGCCTGTGGCATGTCTTCGGCCGCCGGCGCGCGGCTGCAGGCCGAAAGGATGAAAGCGAAAGGGGCGAAAAAAAGGTGCGGTGAAATCATTCCGTGTCTTCCTCAAATCGACCGCAGCCGCATTGCGGGCCGGTCTGTTTCCAGTGCCAATCGCCGCACATGCGGCATTGTTCGATAGGGGCCGCCCTCACGCCTTCACCCCATGAAGCGACGCCCAGGCCGATGGCGGCGGCTAGCATAAGAGCCGGCAAGGGGTGTCCGGTAGCGGCGTTTGCGCCGACGGCGGCGGCGGCGATGAGACCTGAAATCAGCATGAAATGGGACACTCCTTTGCGTTTTGAAGGCGACACCGCCATGCTTTCAACCGGTGAGTCATGCGCCGGAAACCCCTTGACTTGACGGTGCGACGCGCTGTGGAAAGAAACCGCAGGACGCAGGGTTAGTGCGTCCGGTAGGAAAGCGGCCTGACCCGTTTCTTGGAACAAGCTGCCAAAAGTCGCGTAATTCCGCAATGGACAAATAAGGCGAACGGTGCCACAGCGGAATGGCCTAAGTCGCCACAAGGGGTTAACGCATGACTCATGCCCGTAAAGCCCGTTATGTCCGCATCGCGCTGCTGGTTATCACCGGCGCGGCGTTAGCCTGGGCGATTGGATACCTGTTTTGGAGCCTGCGCGACCCTGTGGTGGAGCGCCGGGAGATTTCGCGAAACGAAGGCCAGACCACGGTCGCCTGCCACTATTACGGTTATTGTTTCCGCTGCGGTCTAGGCGCCGACGGCAAGCATAGCTGCGGCTATCAGCTGACAGCTTTCTGCCGTGGCGAGCGCCCGGCCACCGGCGACGAAGTGCTAATCGAAATCACCCGGGAAAGCGGCAAGCAACAGCAGCTGACCCTTTGGGAAAACCTCAAGGAAAAAGGGGAGTGCCAGTAATGCTGCGCATCCTGTTTGTTATCGCAGTGGCCCTCGCCGTCATTATCGGCTTGGTGGAACTCACCGGGGAAAAATGCGACAGCCCCTATGTGCGGGGCATGGTCGAAAGCATCAAGACCGAACCCGACGACTGGCTGGTGACAGCGACCGAAGCCGAACACCTGCCCACCGGGCGGCGGGTCCGGGTGCATCGCGGCGCCAACGCCCAGCTGAAATGGCCGGAAGCCGAACAAGTCGCGAACGGGGCCTGTTCGGCGCTGGTGGCGCGCACCCTTAAACGCGAAGCCGACCGCCGCGAAGCGGAGGCGTGGCTGTGACCGATACCCCCAAGACCGAAGAACAAAAACACGCTTTCGCGCTGCAGGAACGTCTCGAAGACTACCTGTTGAAACTCCACCAAAAATCGCTGCTGGTCGGCGCCTTGCATACGCTTTCAGCTGAAAACCAATATCGAGACCACGCCCGGGCTGAATTGAAGATTCAGCAGGGCGCGATTCACCAAACGGCGGCGCATATGAGCATACCACTGGACGCGGCCCGGCCCTTTGTTGAAGCGGAGCTGTCGCGGCTTACCGAATGGCTGTCCGCCGAAGAGGCAAAGCTTCGGGCCATCGCTGAACGAGCGCCGTATTGTGGCATAACAAAGGACAAAAAACCATGATTGTGATTCCCATGGCTGCTGCGGCCCTTGCCATGACAACCGCCGCGCGCGCCGCTTCCAGCGCTGCGATTACTGGCGCTGCAGCGTCGATTAACCGGAACGCCGGGATGCGCCGGCACGACTCTGACGGGCAGGCCAGATTTCCAGCCGCGCCGGCGCCTGCGGCGCACCCGGTCAATTATTCGGTTTACGGCGGCTGGGCCGATCAATGCGCGCGCATGAGCATGGAGGCGCTGTACGCGCGCCGCGCCGAACTTCTCGACATCAATTCGCGGGTTTTCGCCGAAACAGACGCCAAGGACAGACCCCTTAACGACGCCGAAAACAATATTGTGGTGCGCAACCAGTTCCACGTTCGCGGGTTGACGGACGAAATCAATTACCGGCTGGCGGCGGCTTGATGCTGGCCGATGACGCCGTCATATCGTCCTGCGGTCGCTATCGCTACCGGCTGCAGCGCAATGTGGGCCTGTCGGCGGGCTGCGTGAATTTCATCATGCTGAACCCGTCCACCGCCGATGCGCGCCAAGACGACCCCACCATTCGCCGGTGCATCGGTTACGCGCAAGCGTGGGGCTTCGGCGAGCTGATTGTCACCAATCTTTTTGCGTTCCGCGCCACCAGCCCCGCCGACATGAAAGCCGCGCAGGATCCCGTGGGCCCGGAAAACGCCCGCTATATTGAGGAAGCCGCCGACTACGCCATTCACGGCTGGGAAGCCTACGGCGTCAAAGGCGCCATCATTTGCGCATGGGGCAACCACGGCGCCTTTATGGATCAAGACAAAACCGTGCTGGGGTGGATTGGCCACCTGAAACCTAAAGCCCTGCGCGTGTCGGAAAAAGGCCACCCGGCCCACCCGCTTTATTTGCCTAAGTCACTGGAACCGCAACCGTATGAGGGAAGACCATGAGAGATAAAAAGCAGATTGATGACCGCCTAATCGAACGCGCCGCAGAAATCTGGGCGCGTGCCATACAAAGCACGCAATACGACAATGGGGACAACAGTATTCAGGGTGTTATGACCGAAGGGCTGGCCGCCATGAACCTGAAAGCCGCATTGGAAAAAGTCGAGGATTTCCCGGCAGCGGTGGAGAAATTCAGGACCGAACTAATCGCTATTTTGAAATATAGCCGTGACCACGAAGGCGAGCCTATGAGCGAGGCAGACCGCGCAGAATTTTGGGGCGACCGAGAACTGCGATTTGAACCGACATATAGTTTGGAATGCTATCTTTCGACCGATTACAATCCCTGCCAAACACTTGCCATTGCGGCGGACCGCGCCGGCCTTCCGCATGCAGTCTTTTCTTGGAAATCGACGGTTTACATAAACCAGAACTCGGTCAGCTGCAGCTTTGGATATGGGCGCCCAGACGTTATGCACTATCCGCTGCCGGAGGGTCGCTGGCTGATAACTGACATTCGCGCGAATGAAACGGCGCCTGGCAGCGATATGGCCAAGGTCATTGACGCCGTGCTGGCTGGGCGTCTGGACCTAGAGGTGGAAAAACCAGAAAGCCAGCAAGCATGAGAACGCAAAAACAGCCCGCTGTCGGCGACATAATCGAGGTCAAGTTCGCGCATCTTGCGGCGGCTGTATTCAAACCCGCAACGCCATTTTGTGGCGGCGGAATGGATTGGATTTTTAGCGATGGCTGAAAAGAAACAGGACAATTGGCCCAAGGCGTTTGTGGCGGTGCTGATTTTCGGCGGTCTGTTCGCGCCGGCGTCAATCTGCTGTTGGAACGGCGCCTATATCTGGGGCAGGGCGTTTTTCATTCTGGCGCTTATTTCGGCCAAGGTCAGCATCACATGACCGCCAGCGCCATTGAACTCGCCCGGCGGCTGGTGGAAGTCCGCGACGCCATGCGGGCGTTATGGGGCAAGGAATATGACCGCATTGTCGGCGGTTTCAAGGATATGCTGCGCGCCGAAATGGTACGCATTAAAACCGCCAACCCTGTCGAGGGGGCCATTTCACTGTGCAAAGCGACGAACGCCGAAGGCGGCGCCATCATGGCGATAATGGCTGCGGCGCATGATCTCACCGAAAACATTAAGGCTGACAATGGAAAAGACGAAAAGAACAACGATAACGGAAAATGAACGCCTGCAGCTGATTGGGCTCATGGCGCTTGCCGAGAAATACTGCCGGCTCATGCACGATTTGGAAGCGGCGGCGCTGGAAATCACCGGCGAACTTAACCGTGACGGGTCGCCTGCTGCGCCGGGCGACGGCAGCTTCACCAGTGACGCGCTTTACGATTACAACTCCGACGCCGACCAACTGCTGCAAAAGCTGGGGCTGCGGGTTGAATCCGGCGTGGTCTTGATTAAGAACCCGCCGAATTTCCAGCTGACATGGGTCATGGACGCGGACGGCATTTTTGCCAATCTTCCCGTGGGTGGGCGCTACGAGATTGTGGCCCGCAGCGATATTTCATCAATGGGCGGTCGAAGCTATCGCGGCCAATTTGTGCCGACAGCGCCGGGGAAAGATGTGGTGTTGGTCGGTAAAGAACGCGAAGACATCGCATTGGCGCAGGCCGATTGTCAAAGGCATTTCGACGAAACCCAGCCGACGCAGGAAACGAAGCTATGAAGCTGGGATCGCTGAAAATAGACCCGCTTGATTATGGCAGCCGCGGCGCGGCCGTGCTGGGCATTCGCGACAGCGGCAAGACCTACACCGCCACGCTGTTGGCCGAACAGCTTTACGACGCCGGCATACCGTTTGTCGCGTTCGACCCGGTCGGGGTCTGGCGCTTCCTGCGTGTGCCTGGCGGCGGGCGGGGCGCGCGCGGCTACCCGGTGGTGGTCGCCGGCGGCGTCGACGGGGACTTGCCGCTGACCCCGGCCACAGCCCCGGCGATCGTGCGCGCCGCCATGGCGGAAGGCGTCTCGCTGGTCATCGACCTTTTCCACATCGACCTGTCCAAAGCCGACTGGAAACGCATCGTGCGGGACTGCGTCAAAGTCCTGCTGCATGAGAACAAGGCCCACGGGCTGCGCCACATCTTCCTCGAGGAAGCGGCTGAGTTCTGCCCGCAGCGGGTCACCAGCGACGTCGGCGCCGTCTACGCGGAAATCGAAAAGCTGGCGCGGATGGGCGGCAATAACCGGCTGGGCTTCACCCTGATTAACCAGCGCGCCGCCGAAGTGAACAAGGCCGTGCTGGAACTGTGCGACAATCTGATATTGCACCGCCAGAAAGGCAAAAACTCGCTGGAAGCCCTGAGCAAATGGCTGGACGTGGGCGGCGTTGCTGGCGGCAAGGATTTGGTGCGCACACTCTCCACCCTGCCGACCGGGCAGGCCTATTGCTGGCTGGGTCAGACGGACAGGGCGGAGCTGGTCGAAATTCAGGCCAAGCGCTCGCTGCACCCGGACCGCCGGGTGATGCGCGGCGACCCGGACGCGGCGCCGGCGAAACCGGTGGACGCCACCGGCTTCGTGGACGCCATGCAAAAAGCCCTGCCGGAAATTGAGGCCGCAGCCGAAGCCAGCGACCCCAAGCGGCTGCAGGCGCGCATTCGGGAACTGGAAGGCAAGCTGGCGCAAAATGAAGTGGCGCAAGCCACCAATGACGAAATCGAAACGCAGCGGCTGGCGTCTAAAACAGCGGGTTACGCACAGGGCTATGACGCCGGCGCAAAGGCGATGCTGGCGAAGTTGCAGGACAGCGAGGCGCAGGCCGCCAAAAGCGCCATGCAGGTGCTGGACGGTCTGTCGCAGGGGCTGGCGGACGCCAAAGTCACGCTGGGCTGCATTTACGAAAACGCCCTGCAGGCACGCATGCTGGCGGTGGAGGAAGTGCGCGAGGCGAAAGGCTTGCCGCCAACACCCGCTCCGGTTGCGCGCCAAGCGTCGCAACCAAATCAGAAAAAGGCCCCGGTTTGTCAACCGGACGGTGTGCGCAATCCGCTGGGCGCAGAACGAAAGCCCCTGCAGGTGCTGGTGGACCGCCACCCGGCGGCGTTCACCGATGCGCAATGGGCGACGCTTGCCGGCCTGAAACGCAGTGGCGGCACATGGGGGCAATACAAATCGCGCCTGAAAACCGCCGGCTATGTGGAACAGGACGGCAATTTGTGGCGCGCCAGCGCGCTTGGACTGGCGGCCCTGCCAGCCGGGACCATCGCCACCGACGACCCCATTCAAAAATGGAAACAGGCGCTGGGCGCGGGCCCCTCGCGCATGCTGGACGTGTTTCTCGCCAACCCGGCCGGGTCGCTGTCGCGGCAGGACATCGCCAAGGCGGTGGAGCTCGAACCGACCGGCGGCACCTTCGGCCAGTATCTGTCGCGGCTGAAAGCCAACGGCCTTATCGAGAAAACCGGCGACCTCTATTATCTGGCCGAAGTGCTGGCGGAGCAGTTTTAATGGAAAATTACACGGTTAACGACGCCTTTCAGATGACGGACAAGCAGCTGGCGCAGGTGGTCCGGTCGGGGCGCTGCCGGCATGTTGAGCAATTCAGCGCGATGCACGCGGCGCAATCCGATTTTGACGAACACTGCCACCGGAAAGCCCGGGACGGGCTGGGCCATTTCATTGCGTGCGCCGCGCCTATCGATGTGGCGGTGCGCGCGCAGACCAAGGAAGAAAGGCGCATGAACGCCCGCAGCGCCGTGCCGTCGCCTTACAGCGTCTGCGCCGAAGCGGACCTCACCGTGCTGCCCACATCGGTGGCCATCGAAATAATCCGGCGGCTTGAAATGTCAGACCCAGACGACCGCGGCGCTGGCGCCCTGTTGCGCCGCCTGTTGCGGGAAATCACGCCGGTGGAGCCCGCATGAGTCCGGTTGAAGGCATCCTCTTGGCTTTCATTGCCGTGGTCGGCGTCTTTGCGGGCTTCGCGGTGGTTCATGAATGGCGAAGCCGCCGGCGGTGATGACGGACCCCAACCGATATTTGCAGCGCCGAAAAGGCCGCTGGTTCTACAGGCGTCGCGTGCCGGCGCGCCTGGCGCTGCTGGACGAACGCGCGCCGCTCATTCGCTGCGGGCTTGGCACCGCCGACGTTACGCGCGCCCGCACCATGCGCGACGAACTGGAAGCCGCCGACGACGCCTACTGGGCCGGTCTGGACGCAGGCCCTGCGGCAATCGCCCGGGCCTCGCGCGAGGCGGCGGCGCAGCGGGCGCTGGCGCTGGGGTTTGAGTATCAGGACGCCGAAGACATCGCCGCCGGCCCGCTCGAGGGGCTGCTGGCGCGGCTGGACGCCCTGCGCGCCCACGCCACCAGCCCCCGTGACGGGCTGCCGCCAGCGGATATGGTGGAGGCGCTCTTGGGCGGCGCGCCGGCGCTTTCCGATAGCGTGCGGTCGGCGTTTCGGCTGTATCTGGAAGAAATCGAGGCGGGGCAACGCCGCTCAAAAAGCCCGAAACAATACCGCAAATGGCGGCAGGTGAAGACGCGGGCGGTTAACAATTTCCTGAAAGCGATAGGCGAGGACAAAGGCCTGGGCGCGGTCACACGCACCGACGGCCGCCAGTTCCACCGCTGGCTGCAAGCGCGTATCGACGCCGGGCAAATCACACCGGCGACTGCGGCGCGGGATCTCGGCAACATGCGCCAGCTGTTCCGCGAATATATGGCATGGACCGCGCCGGATTATGACGGCGGCAACCCGTTTGACGGGCTGAAATTCAAGGGCGGCCAGCAGCAGCGCCGCCCGCCCTTTCCGACCGCATGGATTCGCGACAGGATCCTTGCGCCCGGGGCGCTTGCCGGCATGGACGCACAGGCCCGCGACATCCTGTTAATTCTGATTGAAACCGGCGCGCGGCCCGGCGAAGTCGCCAATCTGAACAGTGAGGCCATAAAACTGGACGCCGGCGGCGAAAAACCGGACGGTTGGGCCCCTTATCTGGACATTCGCCCGCGCGAAGGCCGGGAAATCAAGACGCGGAGCTCGGCGCGCCGCGTCCCGCTGGTCGGCGTATCGCTGGCGGCGATGCGCCGGAACCCGCAAGGGTTTCCCGCCTGGCGGGAAAACGAAAAGGAACTGTCCGACCTGCTGCTGTCAGAAATGCGTGACCGCGGCCTCATGCCGTCCGGCGCCCATGTGGTCTATTCGCTGCGCCATTCCTTTGAAGACCGCATGAAGGAGGCAGGATTGGACGCAGAATTACGGGCGGAGTTCATGGGCCACGCGGTCAAACGGCCGCAATATGGCGGTGGAGTCAGCATGGAATGGAAGGCGGCCCAGCTGCAGAAAATCGCGTTGCCGTTCAGCGACGTCGTGTTTAACTAGCGCCATTCCATCGGCATTTTGTAATCGACCATTTCCCGCAGCAGCTTGGTGATGTCAGGCAAATGCGCCATCGCCGGCGTGAATTTTTCCAGCATCGTGAATTGCTTGTCCGTTACGCCCCGCAAATGGTCAGCCAGCAGATGCCCCTGTTCGGTCAAAATCAGCCGCTTTGAGCGGGCATCATCCGGGTTGTCGCACATCGTGATAAAGCCGGCTTTGACGGACTGCATACAGGAATAATTGGCGTTGGCGCCGGTGCAGGCGCGCCAGCGTTTGAGGTCCGCCGGCGTCTTTACGCCGTTGGCCATCGCGTAAACCGTCAGCGTTATAACGATGCTGATATTCGGGAAAAGGTGCTGTGCGTGCTGCAGCAGCAACGCCCTGAAAGCATGCTCAAAATCGGCGGCGGCGAGATAGGCCGCCAGCAAGGGTTTCTGCGTCATTGCATCGTCAGCGCCAACGCCCCGTTGGTCCAGCCAAACACGCCGCCACAATGGTGCGCCCGAATTTTAACAGGTTCTTGCCTTTGGCGTTCACCGATATGACCTTGCCCCATGTCCCATAAGCATGGCGGATGGCCTGAGCGTAGCGCGGCTCGTGCTGGTTTGCGATGTAATCGACTGCGGGCATGGCGGACTCCTTGCGCCCGCTTTTATTCAGGTGTTCGGCGGCTGAGGAAAGATGTTTGGAGCGCGGGAGCGGAATCGAACCGCTCTAACCGGGGTTGCAATCCGGCTCCTTGCCACTCGGACACCCGCGCCTGGCTGGGATAGCAGGACTCGAACCTGCAGCGACATGGTTAACAGCCATGCGCCCCTACCAGCGGGGCCCTATCCCAAAAACTGGAGCGGACTGTGGGACTCGAACCCGACCGTGGGGGCTTGGAAGGCCCTTACCTCACCTGGAGGAAGCCCGCGAAACTGGTGGGGGCGGCAGGAATCGAACCCGCGACCCGCTGTGTGTAAAACAGCCGCTCTTCGCACTGAGCTACGCCCCTGTGTTCATTTTTTCGCCCTCAAATGAGGGGGCGAAAATTAACATGGTTGCGCGGGTGGGGATTGAACCCACGACGCCCGGCCCTTCAAACCGGCGCTCTACCGCTGAGCTACCGCGCGGCAAACCCTTTGAGGAAGGCCCGGGCGTTTCAGTCTGCAGCCCGTTGGCCAGCCGACCTCAAAAGGTTCTGAATTTGGCGGAGGGCGGCGGAGTCGAACCACTGACGCGAACGCCACCCCGGTTTTCGGGACCGGTTGCCTACCATCGAGCGGCGCCCTCCAAATTGGCGGAAGGGGCCGGAGTCGAACCGGCGGAACCATGAGGCCCTACGGCTTAGCAAGCCGCTGCATTACCGCTCTGCCACCCTTCCTTTCTCGCTGGACGAACTTGAATCGTCTGGCATCGTTCTAACCTTTCATTGCGCGGGATCTTGCCGCGCTGTTTTGTGGTGCCCCGCCCCGGACTCGAACCGGGAAAACTTCTGATCCTAAATCAGACGACTTTACCAAAATTTGCCCAGCGAGGCGTTGCTGGTGGACCCGGTCAGATTTGAACTGACGACCTGCGGCGTGCAAAACCGTTGCTCTCCCAGGCTGAGCTACGAGCCCTTGTGGTTGGTCCCCCCGGCGGGACTCGAACCCGCAACGCTGCCGGTTTTTAAGACCGGTGACTTTACCAAAATTTGCCCACGGGGGGATTTGGCAGCGGCGGCGGGAATCGAACCCACATTTTCAGTTTTGGAGACTGCTGTCTTACCATTAGACGGACACCGCTATTGGTGCGCGTGGCAAGACTTGAACTTGCGACCCTACCTCTTATGAGGAGGCGGCTCTACCGACTGAGCTACACGCGCCAAAATTCGAGAGTCGCCATAATATCGCGATGTTCAGACCGTTTTTCATGTGTCCTTACTCCCGTTGGCCGTGTCATTCCGCAGGCGGACTTCCTGCGGCGGTGCAAATCAAGGACCATCTAGGCGCGCGCCGTTGACACTGTCAACCGTGAATAAGATTTGAATAAAATATCCTGAATTTGCAGATGGTGGGCGAGGGGTGGATTCGAACCCCCGACGTTTCCAATGTGCGGGGTTACAGCCCGCTCGCTTCGACCGCTTGCATACTCGCCCGGAACCTACGGGCGGCGATATCGGTTATGGGAAGCGGCTGGGGTCATGGCGCCGACCTACGGCCAAAGCGCGGCGCCGTCAACAAAAGACTTTAAGGTGCCTCTCGTGACTAATCTTCTATGCGGTCGTTAATGACACCGCTCTGCCCTTCGACGGTGACGACGCCGCGAATTGCAAAAGGCTCACCGCATTCTGAGCACTTGACCTCTTGCCATTCGTCACTGTCAGCGCGGCCATCAAAACCCATTTGCAGGCAATGGGGACAACAAAACCCCATGCCCTCGCGGTTCGTGTGGAGATGGTCAACTTCGAGATACATCCTGCCTCCTGTGGGGTGTCGCCTTGGTTATCCTTGCGGGCGGCGCCGCGCTTGCGCACCCCTGCGCGGTAGTTCCTGAAGACATCGGCGGAATCGGCGCATAAGCGTCAAAACCCCGCTTCTTAACCTCTTATCAAAACCTCTTGTCAAAAGTCAATAGCTGTTCTAGTTTTGCAGGCGTGAATTATGCGATTTGGATATGTGGCCAAGATCAAGGCGGGCGCTTCCGTCGAGGAACAGCGCGAAGCCCTCGCCGATGTCGGCGCGGCCAAGATCATCGCGGAGAAGGTCTGGAAGCGGAAACCGCGCCCGGACGAAGACCCGCGCCCGGAACGCGCCGACCTGATCGCCATCCTGCGGCCCGGCGACGAATTGTGCGTGTTGTCACCGCTCCACCTTGCGGCGAATGCGGGCGACTTGTTCAGCGTTCTCGCCGCCGTGACGGACCAGCGCGCCAGCGTTTATGTGATTGATATGGCCGAGAATTTCACCGCCGACGAAAGCCATGCCAAGATTGCGAAGGCGCTGACGCGCGACAAGCGCCAGGCGCAGACGGCGAACGCGCGCGGCTCGGAGAAGCACAAGAAAAACCCCGGCGGGCGCCCGAAGGCCCTCGCCGACCTTGATCGCGCCGCATGGGCGCAGTTTGATCGGGACTGGAAAGACGACGCGATCAGCATCCCGCAGATGGCGCGCAAGTGGAAAGTCTCGGAAGCAACAATCAGCCGGAAGGCCGCCGCGCGAAAGCTCGGCCGGAAGGCGTGAGGAAAGGACCAATAAAATGAACGTCACCCCGACGGCCGCGTCGCGCGGCTGCAAATCTAAGGACGCTGAAAATGCTTGATGAATCTCTCTATACGCCCCGCGAGCGCGACATCGAGCGCCAAGCGAAGGCGGCAGTGACGGCGCAGTTCAAAGCCGAGATTGCCGAGCGCGCCGGTCGTCTTGGCGACAGGCTGCGCAACCTCATCGACAATCAGACGCAAGCCCTGAATCAAATTCCAGAGTGCAGCTTTGACGCGGCTCGCCGATCCAGCGTGAGCGGTAAGATCACCGGCCTGAAATGGGCGCTCGACGATCTCGAAAGCTGGTTTCCAGATGCGAAACCAAAACAGGCCGACAAGGCCGCGTAATAAGAGGACGCTGAAAAATGTCATTCAATCATGACTTTACGCGCGCCGACGGGACAGAAGTCATGGTCTGCTATCGGCTAAATGGCGGCGGCGGAGACTACTTCGCGGGCGGTTGCTGGATGCCCGGCGATCCGGTCGAGATCGAATTTGAAAAAACGGTTTACGGACTGCCCGAAGGCGAAAGCCTCACCGACGACGAATGGACGAAGATCGAAGCGGCGATCTTGGCAGATCCTCCCGAATATGAACCGCTCGAAGACGACGTATTTTGAGGACCCGCGAAGTGAGCGTATGGAAGCCGATTTCAACCGTCCCCAGAAACCGACAAAAGGTTGATGTCTGGGCCGTCGTTAGCGCAGATTATTTGCGCGGCGAGCGCTACATTGATTGCTGGTTCGACGAAGATCGTCAGGCCATGGTTGACCGCCATGGAAACATTTTGCCGGTGAGATTCGATTCAGAAGACGACGGCGGCGACGGGATTGCGACACATTGGATGAACGCGCCGACGCCACCCGAAATAAGAGGACCGGCCGATGGCTGATTATGGATTGAGCAAGCGCGGCGACCTCCGCTTTGAGCATGGCGGCCACATTATTTCAGTCTCGCGACGGCTCCCGGTTTGGGATGCTCATAAGGTCGCATACTGGCCTATTGGAAACGAAAAGCCAGAGGCGATGAAATGCCCCCGCGTCAAAGCCAGTGACTCCCTAGTTAAGCGGATCGCGAAAGCGGTTGCCGCTATCGACCGGCGGAACGCTAAATGAAAGGACCCGCCAAGTGAATGTTTCGGCTGAAAAAATGCTGCTCCGGATCGAAAAATATTCCCGACAGCTTCGGGGCCTGAACGGCAACGTCGATTTATCAGAGCCGGAGATCGACGATCACATTCGCAACGCGGCGCTGTCGCTTGACGCGGCCCTGAACGATGCGAAACGCACTAAAGCCTGCGGCCCGAAAGCCGCGAAATAAGAGGACGCTGAAAATGCCATGATGACATGGCGCGCGGCCGGGGAGTCGAACCCCGACATTCCGGCTTCGGAAGCCGGCCCTCTGTCCATTAAGGTAGCCGCGCTTGAAATTGGCGGCCCCGCCGGGACTCGAACCCGGAACCTTCAGATTCGTAATCTGCTGCGCTAGTCCATTGCGCCACGGGGCTGCATGGCGTGCGCGGCAGGAGTCGAACCCGCATTGAGCCGGTTAGAAGCCGGCGGCTCTGTCCATTGAGCTACGCGCACAGTTCAGTCTGTTGCGTCGCCGTCGCCTGAATTTAGCCATTTGGTTGACTCCAACAAATAGGTGGTGAGCGCGGTGGGATTCGAACCCGACAAGGTGACCGGTTAAAAGCCGGTGGCCATTCCCAGACGGCGGCGCGCCCATAAGCGCACGCCCGCCTGGCTTGCGCTAAGCGTTCCGTTTCCGTTTCGGTTTGTACGTTCCGTACACTTCGTACATTTTTTACACCGTTCTCTGTTTGGTCCCGAAGCAGGGACTCGAACCCGTAATTTCCTGATCCACAATCAAGCGTCCTGACCAGTTAGACGACTTCGGGATGGTGCAGCCTACCGGATTTGAACCGGCGTCGCCGGCTTGAAAGGCCGGAATCCTAGACCGCTAGACGAAGGCTGCGCGGTTTACGCGCTGCGCTCTCGAAAAGTCCCGTGATGTCGTCTCATTTTTTTCACCTTTAAGGGTTGGATGGCGCGGGAGGATTCGAACCGCCGACCCCTTGAGTCAAATTCAAGTGCTCTACCACTAAGCTACGCGCCAACAATTCAGGCGCGTTGCTGTCGAAAACTGGTGCCGGCGGCGGGATTTGAACCCGCGCCCTTCCGGTTATCAGCCGGACGCTCTACCGCTGAGCTACGCCGGGCAAGCCCTGCTGCACTGGCGGCGCGAACGGGACTCGAACCCGTTGCTGTTGATGGACAGTCAACCATGTTAACCCATGACACCATCGCGCCTTGTCAGGCGCTAATATCTCGGTGTTCCCTTCGCTTGTTCATCGTACTGACTTTCTGGATTTTGGTGCCGCCGGCGTGGATTCGAACCCGCTACTTCCGGCTTACAAGGACGGCGCTCTGACCAACTGAGCTACGGCGGCTAAAATTTAGCGCCGTGTCGTGGTCTGTTTTCGGATTTGGTCAGGGTGGCGGGACTCGAACCCGCGGCTTCTCGCTTCCGAGGCGAGCGCGCTGACCGACTGCGCCACACCCTGCCTTGCTGGGTGTGGTTCGCCAATCTCTCGAATGTCCAGGCGCGCAAACATAATTGCCTCTAGCGTTCAGGCGGCGTGGTTAAACCGCGCCGCCTGGCTTGTCAACAAAGTTTTAAGCGCTGCCGTCGCCGGCGTCGGCGCCGTTGTCATTGTCTGCGCCTTCGTCATCGGTGGTTTGCGGCGGCACATATTCATATGCCCGGTAAAGCGTCCGCAATTCCTCCAAGAACGCCTGCACCTTGTCCACCGGAATGCCGCGCACGGTCGGATGCACTGACACATACATATAAACCGGAAGGTCCAGCGGGAAGTAGGCAGGTATGGGTTCATCTTCCGCAGGCGGCGAAACCCAGTTGCTTTGCCCGACATTGATTTGCGCCCGGACCCTTTCGCCAGTTCCGTCAGTGTACGCAATATCGATTTCATAAAGGTGATTGCCCGCCGGCACTTCAATAAGCGTTGGGACGAAATGGCCGGCTTCGGTCTGAATGAACCAGCCAGACACATCGTCCGCTGTTTTCGGGCGGTCGCCGGCAAGGCAATAGGGTTTTTGCCGCTCCGTGTGCGAGTCACCGTTTGGGTAGCGGAAAGCTACCATGACGACACTGCGCGGGTCATCGGCGGCCTTGGCTATGTGCATGCCAAACGACTTGGCGGCTTCAAGAGTAATGTTGAAATGACGCAGGTCGCCCGCAAGGTGGCTGGGCTGAACCGGCTCGCCGGCATAAACAGACAGATTGGCCATAGTGTTTCCCTTTCATGGTGAAAGCAAAACGCTAGGCCGGTTCGGGGCTGCTCTCAACCGTCGCGTAGGGCGGTCATCATGGCCATGAGCGCTTGGTGTTCGGCGGCGTCGCCGCCACCCATCACCAGCGGCGGCATGTTTTCGACCTCCACCGCCGGCGCGGCGCCATTGAACAGGGCCGCCAGTTTTTCGGCGGTGGCTTTCAACTGGTCCGCCGTCTCGCGGCGTTCCACGAGCGCGCATTTGCGCCCGTTCACAATAACCAGAAACATGGGCTATTCTCCGTCATATTCTGCAATGCAATTCACCGGGTCGCTTTCATCGCCGCCGACAAAGCCAAGGTAATGGCCCCTGACGGCGGCGATGGCGAGCGCCGGCGTGATGTTGAACACGCGCGCAATGGCGGCGATGCTGGCGCGGCACATATATTGCTGCGCCACATAAACCTGCACGGCGGTCACCAGCGCCTGTTCGTTGATACGCCCCTCGTCATCGGTCAGTTCATGAGTGTATTCGTTCCATTCGCTGGTCGGTTTGCGGTCGGAAAACCCGGCCAGCATTTCGTTTTTCCATTCTTTCAGTTTGTCGGGCCTGTGTTCCCTGAACCACGCCTCCATGGCGTCGGCGCACATGGTCGCTTCCTCCACCTTCGCCGCGTCTTCGTTTTTGAGGTCCAAGAGGCGGCGAAGGTTCGCCCATTCGCGCACAAGGTTTGGCGCCTGCGGGTCGCGCGCCAGCAGAACAAACATTGGTTCGTCCGGCTCCGCCGCGTGATAGCAGTCGAATTTACCGGGGTTGTTTTTCGTTCCCATCTTCAAGTTCCTTTTCGTTCCGTTGGGCGTTGGTCGCATCAAAAACGTCTGGCTTTCCGTCCGCAATCCGAAGGCAGGCGGCGGCGTATCCGGCTTCTATGCCCTTAACGAAAGTGCGGGCCTGTTCATGGCTGTTGCAGGGAACAAGGTGCAGCTTTCGACCGTCATCGTAAGTGACTGTATGTGTGGCGCCGTTTTCCCCGCCAAGGTGAATTTGCACGTTCATGATTCCAACGCCGCCACTTTTTCAAAGGCGGCGTCCGGCGCCATGGTGTTGAGCAATTCGGCGGTGGGGTGCTTTTCCGTAAAAGCAGGCAGCAGCGCCGAGTCCCATTTCCGGTTGATGGTGAACACGCCGCCGTTTTTGATAAAGACGATTTTGCGGGACAGCATGCGCTTGAAGCGTTTGAAGTCCGCATCGCGCCACGCCAGCCCGTGGCACAGGCATTCCAGCGTTTCGTCGAGTTCTGTCTTTTCGTCGCCCTCGCCATAGGAAGTCTTTGGATAGGTGTCGGCGATGCGTTCGTCCAGCGCCTTGATTTGGTCCCACAGGACATTGTGGGGCGTCTTGCTGTTTTTCAGCGGGTGGTAATCGTCGCCGCCGCCGTGCCCGGCGTTCGACACCAGACAAAAAGGCTTGCCGTCCACGCACAGCGTGGCGGTGTATGCCGGGGTTTCTTCGCTCAACCCCTCATGCAGCTTGATTGACTTTAGCGTGATTTCAGGTTTGTGTTGGTCTGTCATGGGATACCCTTTCATGGCTTAGGCAGCTGGCGGCGCCGGGCTCAATCCCCGGCGCCGCTGGTTTCAGTCTTGGGGAATGGTGACCGTGAGTTCACGGCCTTGGCTGTTGAAGGCTTGCGCCGTCGGCGCGCGTTCGCTGCTGGCGCGCAGCACCGGGCACATGGAATAATTGCCCAGCGGCTTGGCGACTTCCTCACCGCCGACCGTCGCCGGGCGGCAGGTGTGGACGTTGCCGGTTTCATGATTGCGGAAATGCACGGTTTTGGCCGTGCGGCGCTCCACGGTGAAGGTCCACACGCAGTCTGCGTCGCAGACGCTGCGGCAGGTGTAGGTTTTTCCGGTTTCAAATTGCTGGGTCATTGGTCTGTCTCCAATTTCGGTTCGGCCCTGCGCCGTTCCATGTCCCTAATGTGGGACATAGCCGCCGGAATGTCAAGCGGCCATGGTCGATTTTTTCACTTTATTTTGCGCGCGGCCCAGCAGCCTTGTGAGCGCTTCGGCGCGCTTCCCGGCAAGGTTGATAAGGTCGGCGGCGACGCCTTCTGGAATGGGCCACTGGCCGTTGGCGTAGCGCCCGACCGTGCGGCGGTTGATGGCGAGGTCCAGCGCCAGCTGCTGTTTCCAGCTGGTTTCGCCATATAGCGCCACGCCAAAATCGGTGAACTGTTTGGGCGTCATGATTTGCCTTTCTCTTAGTGAATGCCGAGACGCTTGGCGGCGGCGGTGACCGTTTCGTCTGGCAGAATATTGGCGCTGGCTTCAATGAATTGCGCCACCGTCATCGGGCGGCAATAACCGGCCCATTCTTCAAGCACCCTTAGATACTCCATGCCGCCGCGCGAGTCGCATTTTCCTTGCTCTTCCAAGGCGTCCCACGCCGCGTCAAATTCTTGCTGCGCTTTGTCCTCTAAGCCTTTCGGCAGCCCCAGCGGACAAACCGGCACGGGCTGGCTGGTGCTGGTCGATACAATGCACTTGCAGGCGGGATAAGTGCAGCGCGGCGGCAGCGAATTGTCCGCGCCCGTTACAGGTTCCTCCTTTGTGAAAAAGTCGGTTTGTTTGGCGACGCTCCACGCGATGTCCCACAATTCGGAATCGGCATTTTTGCTAACGTCGGGCTCTTTTGGCGCAAATAGATTCATCCATGCTTCGTGCATTAGCATGTTGGCGTCGCAAACGTCATGCAGCGAACACACGCCCGGCGCGTCCGCGCGGTTGCGCTCCAAAATCTGCTGAAAACTGACGCCGTCCAGATTGCCAAGGTCGGCGGCGGTTTCAACCACCTTGGCGAACTCCCGCGCCAGTTTTTCGGCTTTCTCATAAAAAGCGATGCGCGCAAACAGCCTGTCGCTTGAATAAAAACCGTCGGTTTCTTTTTCGATCACTTCGCCGTTTTCGTCTTCGCGCCACAGGGCAAAAAGCCTGTCTGTTTTTTCCGGCGCCATGGCGTCATTATTCGTCACCAGAAGATGACCGCCGCAATATGGCTTGGCCAAGGCGGTGCAGCCGCCCCCGGTTTGGATTTCTGCAAACCCAAGATTTTCTAACCGTTTCATTTCAATTCCCTTTCATTGACGCTATGGCTTTGCTGATAAGGTCCAGCAGACGTTTGAGGGGATAAGCGGTCATTTCTGCGCCGCCTTTTTCCCAGCTTCGTAAGCTTCGGCCAGCGCTTCGCGCATGGACCACACGGCGCAGTCGTAAAAATCAAGCGAGTCGCTGCGTCGGGTTTCCAGCGTTTCAACATTGAAATGCTTTACAGCAATTTCGGTCAGCAGCTTTTCCACTTTCTTGGTCAGTTTAACAGCCATGTCCGCCCCCTTATTTCGCGTCTGCAAAAGCGATTTCAGCGAGCGCGTCGCCGCTCACATAGCTGCAATTGCCGCGCCAAATCACCTTGCCTTTCGCGAGGCGGGCGCGTTCGTCTTCATTGAAGACTTCCTCCATGTCGCCTTTAGTGTAGCGCATGACTTCGGTGGTGCGTCCGGCTTCTTTAATGTAAATGGTGGTATAATCGTACATTGGTCTGTCTCCAATTCCGGTTCGGCCCTGCGCCGTTCCATGTCACTAATGTGGGACAATCGCGCAAAAAGGTCAAGTCGTTTTTTTGAAAAAATCGACCTAAACTGTAAGACCTTGCGCGACAAAATATCTGGCGGACTTTATGAGAAATTCAAGCGCGGCGCACTTGTGCAGCATTTCATCAAAGGAGTCGGTTTTAAGGCTGGGTTTGATGAGGTCGCTTTGCATTGGTCTGTCTCCAATTCCGGTTCGGCCCTGCGCCGTTCCATGTCCCTAATATGGGACATATAACCCCCAGCGTCAAGTCATTTTTTCGACGCCGCCGCTATTTTTTTCGCTTTTTCCAGCCGGGCGGCCCGTGATTCCTGCGCTTCATTTTCGGCGTCCAGACGGTCGAAAATCGGCAGGTAGCGTTCGCCGTAGCGCTCCACAATGCGCGCCGCAAAGGCCAAAAGGCTCGGAATGTCCTGCTGGCGGGTCATGACTGTCGCGCCTTCTGGCTGGCGACACGCTTTCCGGCAAGCCGCCAGGCATCGGCATGGATTCTGGCGTAGGCTTCCTCCGCCAGCGGCAGGTCGCGCGCCCGGTCTTCTATATCGTCGGCGATGGCGTCCGCCAGCGCCACCACATAGGCGCCCGCGAGGGCGTCAATCATGCCGTTAACCTTCCTTGCCAGAACTTGATGCAACCCCACTAAAACACTCCTATAGCGCCTTGGCTTTCGCGGCCGGCCTCGCCCAGATGCCGGGCGACCGGCAGCAACGTGCGGAACGCCAGCCGCGTGACATCCTCAACATGTTCGCGGGAGAAGTCTTCAACAGCGACCCGAGCCCAAGGCGGGTGAATTTCACCGGCGCCAAGGTTGCGGCGCCGGCGTGACCGATAGGACAGCCAGCGCTGGCGGCTCAAACGCATATCGAGCGGGTCGCCGATGGCCTGCAGGGCGCGCTCGCGCTGTTCCAGCCGGTCAATTTCGCGGGGTTGGAGCTCGCGCAGCGGTGGGTAGGCAAACGCGGCGGCGGCCACATTAAAAAGATTGGCCGCCTCAATATAGGACTCTTCATCGCCGGCCATCACATAAAGGGCGAGCGTTGAAAGCTGGTCCAGCGACGGGGCGTTGTCGGCGTAAACGCAAAGGCTGCACAGCCGGTCGCCGGCGGGGTCGGTCAGGTCGATTTCCATGGCGCCGTGGCCATGAGCCCAAAGCGAGCCCTTCCGGATGCGAAACCCGAACCGCCGCCCGGTCAGGGTGATGCTGTCGCCGCGCACATAAAGCCGCGCCGTTTCATCGCCGACAATCCGGCTGGCAGCTACAGCGGAGCGCGCCATCACTTTGCGCTGGCGTTTGCGGCGCTGGCGGCGCAAACGGCTGTCGGCCCGGCGCGCGGCGTTCATTTCATCGGTCAGGTCGTCAGCGATCGCCGCCCAGTGCATGCCGCGCCGCGCGGCCAGCTGGGTGCGGATGGCGTTTGCCTGTTCAAAGGTCGCGCCGGCGCGGGAATCCTCGCCCAGCCGAAGGCATACGGCGGGAACCGCCAGCGGGACCGGCGCTATGGCGGCGCCGCTCTTGCGCACCTGCAGCTGGCCTTCGTCAATAAAGGTTTCGCTGGGATAGGGCTTTCCCTTTTTCGCCTTCGGTGTCACGCGGTACTGAATGCAGCCATTCAGATAGGTGACCCGTTCAGTGGCGGTGCCCTTGAACCCGGTCACTGCGCATTTCACTGGCAGGCCCAGCACGTTTTTGTTCATGTTCTTTTTCCTTCTGTTGCGGGCTAGTCGATTACGCCCATGATGTCATACTCGCGCAGAATATGCGCCTTTACGCCGTCCACGGTCAGTTCGTTGCCGGCCCATTTGTTGATAAGAACCCAGTCCCCGACCGCCACGGACATGGGGGCGCGCACGCCCTTGCTGTTGAGTGCGCCCGGCCCGACGGCCAGCACTTCCGCAATCTGCGGCTGTTCCTGCGCCCCTTCGGGAATGATGATGCCACCGTCGGTCACCCTTTTGTTCGGTTCCAGTTTCACCAGCACTTGGTCGTAAAGAGGTTTGAAGGCCATGCTTTCTCCTTTGCCTGTCAGTTGTTCCATGAGCCACAGGACCATTTCCGCATGGTCCGGCCAGATGTTTTCGCTACCGGGGTGCGCCGCCTGCCACATCTTGATGGCGCGCATATCGGCTTTCCAGCGGATATCGAAGCAGCCCTGCAATTCCTCAATTTCGTTGGCCGCCTCGCTGCAGATGTCCGGCAGCCCGTCGTCGCGCAACCGGCCCACCAAGTCCGGCAGCTGCTGTAAGGGTTTGAGGGTTTCCGCCAAATCGTCGCTCATGGGTCAGCTTCCCTTTCCCGGCTTCGGCAGCGGTTCAACCGGTAGCCTGCCCTCAAGCGCGGCCTTTAACCCGTTGCCGCAAATGGTTCTAAAACGCGCGTCTATTTCCGCGACCGCTTCCGGTCCGGCATCGCGAAACACGCGAAACAGGTAATTGACATAAAGCACCGCCAGAACGTCCGGCACATCGCCATTGTCGATGTCCTGTCCGTTAAGCCATGTCGCAATTGACATGCCCAGCCGGTTTATCTTTTCCGCGCGTTCGTTCATGCCGCCTACTGCATGGGCGATGGTGGAAACTGCCGCACTTTCAAGTCTTCCGGCCACACCGTCATGGGCATTTTCCGGCCATGAATGCACAGCTGTTTGGCGAAAAACGGCGTGCCGGCGTCTTTGCATTGCAGCATGACATCGCGGACCCATTGCGCCTGCCCGGCCCGCGCCTTGGCGCCGCTTTCATGCCCGGCAATAACCCAGTCAATGGCCGGCAGCTTGATGCTTTCGGCGCCCGCCAGGCTGTTTAAGTTGAGCCGGACATCGTATCCCGCCAACGGTCCCGCGCCCTTGCCTTCCCCGACTTTCAGGCGCTGCAAATCAACGGACTCCAGCAGCGGTTCGACCGACAGGAAGCGCAGCGCCGCCGGCGTCGCCAATAAATTCGGAATGCGCGCCTCGGCGGCGGCCTGATTTTCGACGCTGACGCCCAGCCAGACGTTCGGAAGCGGCCATTGATCTAGTCCGCGCCCTTGTGCGCCGCCGCTCTCAATCAATTTGTTGAGGTTGTAAAGTTGCCGAGCGAGATCCGCCGCCGCCGTCCCGGTTATGTAGTCAAGTAAAACATCGCTGCGCTTTGTCAGCACTTGAAAGTCAATATGCGAAGCGCGCGCAATTACCGCAAAAGTCTTGCTAATAATGCGCGGGTCGCGGTCTTTGTGAAACAAATCCGACATGTCGCCGACAAAGACGCGCGGGCGCCGGCCGTGCTGCGCCTCAAAGCGTGTGAGGGTGCGCAGCGGCCATGTCCAGACCGGGTGACCGTCGGGCGCGGCGCGCAGCTTGCCGTTGAACACTGGGCCGGCCTTGGTGTCATCGGTCAGCCCTTCATAAAGCGGATGGTGTTTCAATCTTGTGCCGGCCAGCAGCATGGCGTAGCAGTTGGTGCAGCCTGCGGCGTACACGGAACACCCCGCTATCGGATTCCAAGTCCTGTCGGTCCATTCAATGCCGGTCATGCTTTCGTTTCCTCGCCACGCTTCCAAAGCTTAAAGGTCGCGTCGCCGATATATACGCGCCGCCCGCTTTGCAAATAGAAAAGATGGTCGGTGTTGCGGCCAGCGCGCGTGCCTCGCTTCACGTTTACAGCGCGCCCGGTTTCAGGGTTTATAAAGCGGCCCACATTTCGGATGCGCGTCAATTTCATATCAGCCCCCGTTTTCGTCGCGCAGCGACTGCAGCGCGAACTCGCAATAGCCGCAACGGGTCTGCGCCGACCACGGCGCTTTCCAGTGGATTTCCCGGCAGATGGAACAAGGCCTGCAGACTGTCGCGGCCAAGGCGCTGGCGGCGCCCTTCACCCAGTCCCAGACTTTTGAAACAACACGCATGGCGGCCTCCTATCGTTTGCCCAAGCCGGTTTGCTTCGCCAACTTGGACCTGTGTTCGGCGTAACTCGGCGCCGTCATCGGATAATCCGCCGGCAGCCCCCATTTCCGGCGGTATTCTTCCGGGCTCAAATCGAAATGCGTGCGCAGATAGCGTTTCAGCATTTTAAGTTTCTTGCCGTCTTCAAGGCAAATGATGGCGTTGGGTGTCACGGACTTGGCGATGGGAACGGCAGGCTCGCGGTTGACGACCGGCGCGCCTTGCGCCAGTCCCTGCAACGCCTCATGCACCATGGCGAGTGTGTCGCCGATTTTCTCCGCCGGCAGTTTGTTTGGCCCCGCCACATAGGCGGCGACAATCTGGGCCGCCAGCGGCAGCAGTTGGCTGTCCGGTTCAGTTTTCACGGTGGCCTCCTGTAAGGCTTTGCTTGGTGATTTTCTCGACGCGGAAGGTCAGGGCGATGACGTCGGGGTTCGCCGTCCAGCAGGCGTCCGGCTTCGCCCCATGCAGCCCGTCCCAGATGTCCCGAAACCCGGCGCGGTAGGAGTTTCCAATTTCCGGCACGCGCTGCGCGCCTTCGGCTTTCGCGTCGGCTTCGGTGATGGCATGAAGCATTTCGGTGCGGACTTCTGTGACGTGCAGCATCATGCGCCCTGCCCAGCGCGGCATGTGAATGGATGGGCGCAGCTTGCCGTAAGGGCGGTCCCACGGGCTGCGCGAGGGCGGCTCGCCATCGGCGCCGTACCAGACCGGCGTCGATTTATAGCCGGTTGACAGCAGATAGTTGGGCGGCAGGTCGTCAAACTGGACCTCGAGCCGGAAGCGTTCGCGCACATAAAGGGCGTCGCCCGGTTTCACGCTGGCCATGAATTTACTTGAAGCCAGACGGCGGGTCTGGGTCTTTCGCCCGTCCCACACCGCTTTGGCCATGGCCGGCGACATGATGATGCCGCGCGCTTTTTTCATTATCCTGCTGCGCCGGTCGTTTCAAAGACGTGCAGGACCAGCCCCAAGTCTTCAAAATGCGTCGTGCCCAGATAATAAGGCGCGAGTTCGTCCGGCACATTGTGGCCGGTGCCGATAAGGGCGAACGACCGGGTTTCCTTTTCCGCCTGCGGGTCCACCATGAACCACAGCGCGACGGCGCCGTTCTGGCGGTGGGCGTGCAGAAACGACGCGCCTTCGGGCATTTCAAAATCGCGCTGCGCCCCTTCGGTGAGGTTCAGGCTGTATTTCCAGATTTGCATTGTCTTTCCCTTTCATGAAACGCAGGGGCCGGGGCCCCGGCCCCTGCGTGGAGATTAACGCCTACCTGACGTCGGCTCCGTTGGTTCCCGTTTCTCTTTCAAAGGTCGCTATGACCATCACCGGGTGGGGTGTCTGCCAAGTTCCCCGCTGCCCTTCAAAAATGGCGCTTGTGCAGCAGCCATGACCCTGAGACGGCGCAAGACGGCGCGCCACGGTTCGCCGTTTCCGGCGGCGTCAGGTTCACCATGGGTTTTCGATAAACTTGTCATCGTTGCCCTTTCATCGTTCATTATACTGAGCTTTTGAGCGTTCACCTTTAAGCTTCTTAGCTGTTGGTGCGTCACACCGGGTTTGAACCGGCGACCCCTTGATTAAAAATCAAGTGCTCTTTCCTGCTGAGCTAATGATGCAATGTCCGTCCTTTCTCTCACTTCGCTGCACAAGCTATTCGGTTAAAACTCAATAAAAGTGGTGGCGTTCAGAAGCGACAGCTTGCCGTCCAGTTCGCCAAGCGTCAATTCGTGGGCGTCCACAATGTTGGCCACTTCCAGCGGCGACACCATGAAGGTGACCTCATGCGGTTCCTGCGGCGTTTCCTTATCCACCAAGGTGAACCCTTTGCGCGACACGTCCTGCCGCACGTTCTCAATCGATTTGGTCATGGTGCGCCAGAACGCGCCCTGACCTTCGGAGATTTCCCGGCGCCAGATGAGCCATTGTTCAATGGTCTGGGTCACGCCGCCGATGGTCAGCAGCGTGGCGGCGTTCTGCCGCGTGATGGCGCTGCGAATTTTCACGACGCGGCTTTCAAGGTCCGCGATGGACTGCAGCGTTTCTTTCACCGCTTTGCGCATCCCGCCCTCGCGCTCCATGGGGTCGCGAAACGCCCCCTGCAGCACCAGATTGCTGGTGACGAAATCGCGCTTTTTCGCGATGCGCTTGCCAATGGTTTTGATTTCGGCAAGCGCTTCGGTAATGGTCATTTTTACTTGTTCGGTCATGGTCTGCCTTTCACCGTTTCGGTTGGGATTTAGGTTTTATTGTTCTTTTTGCGGAACGCTTCGCGCTTTTCCGCGTCTTCCTTTTCAAGCTGCGCGAGGCGTTCCGGGTCGTTTTTCGCCGCCGCCTGCGCCGCCGCCTCGCGGGCGGCCTTGTCCTTGCGGTCGGCTTCCGCCGCCGCGAGCCGTTTCGCTTCCTTGCGGTCCAGTTCGTCCTGATAAACTTTCTTTTGCGCGTCGGTGAGTTTCAGAAATTGCAGCGGGAAACCCTGCAGCACCATGGGCGTGCCGCCGTCGCTGGACCGCAGCGCCACGTCGCCGGTGTTGTCCGGGTGAATCTGCAGCACTTCGGCGGTGAGCTTTTCAGCAATAAGGTCGCATTGCGCGCCCACCCGGAAATCAAAATCAGCCATGGTTTTTCCTTTCATTATGGCGTCAACATGACGGGCAAAAATGCACCCATATCTGTTTCTTGGTCGCGGGGTCTTTACTGGAACGCGCGCGCCAACCCAGTTTTTTCAGCTTTTCCCAGGCGGCGGAAAATGTCAGGGCGCGGACCAGTTTCATGGTTTCGTATGTGCCGCAACCGTCGCATATCCACGTCGTTTCCCCTTCTCTGTCAACGTCCCAAACGCTCATGCGCCCTCCTGCAATTGCTGCAGCGCGGCCTGACCGTCGCCCTCCACATTCAAAACCTTCATGATGCGGAATTTCTTTTCCGGGTGTTCCCGCTGCAGGCTGTCGCGGGTGCGCGACGCAATGGCGTGGGTCGCGTGGTGTTCGTATTTGTGGGCGGTCACAATGTAGGTGATTGACGGCGCCGCCGAATAGACGGCCCGCAAGGCATTCGCCGCCGGCACGTTCACGGCGATGCTGATCGAAATCTCGACAATGGCGTCGTCGAAATCCTGCCAGCGCTTGCGCGTCGCGTCGATTTCATCAAGCCAGCGCCGCAATGTCGGACGGCGAACGCCGGCGAACTCCGCGCTGCGCAGCGGGTCATCGTGCTGGCAGTATGCGACGAAATAGGCGCGCAGCATTTGCGATTTCTTTTCTGCGGTCATGTGCCGCCGGCGCGGCGGCGCCGGGCGCTGGCGCCAATTGTCCAGCGCTTTGGGCATGGTCGCCGTCACCACATCATAAGCGCGCGCGATGGCGGCGCATAGCTTCATGCGGTCCGCGTGCATGCTTTCGCGGGTGCTATTGTCCTGCATGTCCACCCCGCATCGTCATGAACAGTGTCCGGCGGAAAGGATAAGGATGGCCAAGCCCGCGATGGCGAGAAGCGTCAGCCAAGCCAGCAGGCCACGCTTGACGGCCATACCTATTCGGGTTGAGCGCGGCAGCTTTTCGCTCATGACGCCTCGGCAAAGTCGTTGTCGATGTAGCTGGTCAGGTGGCCGTTCCGGCAGCGGAACCACGCCCAGCCGGTCACCAGCGTGGCGTCGCCGTCTGGCCGCAAATTGCAGCGGCCGCAGGAAATCATACCGGCGGGCTGGCCTTGGGGGATTGACCGCCCGCCGGCAGGTCCGGCAAACTGGGGGAGAGAGTGGTGTTTGCCGAACGAAAGCATGGGGCTATTCATGGCGCACCCCGTTCAGGGTGAGAAGATCCCGCCGCACCCGGCGGATGTTCGCCCAGTCCCGCGAGAAACCTTCCAGCAGCAGCGCAGCCTCGTGGTGCGCTTCGGCTGTGTTGAACCGGTAAATTTCCAAGGCTTCGGCCAGCGTGTGGACGATGTGGCTGATTTCCGCGAGCGTGACCGCGTCTTCGGTGCGCGCTTCCGGCGTGCAGTCGACTGCCGATAAGCAAACGCCGTCTGTTTCGCGAACGCCGACCCGCCGCGGCGTCCGCCGGGTGTTGCGGTCTTCGGTTTCGTCGGAAGTGCAGCGCCGCCGTTCGTGAAAATCGACCTCTGCCACAGTTGATTGCGGCGCCGGGCGCTGTGTTTTGCAATAAGGCATGGTTACCGCCTTGTTAAGTTGGGCGAACCATTGCGAGTTTTGCACGGCTTGGCAAGTAAAAAAATGCGAGTGTGCAAAACTCGCCATTTCCCCACCGAAACAATGCTGCGTTATCAACAGACTGTGCAAAAAGTGAGTCGCCATGGCTTGCCAGCGTGTGCGAACACCGCAACCCATGCGCTCATGGCTATTGATTTGATGATTATCGAAAGGCTGGGCGGACTCGACTACGTCGCCGGACGCATCGGCATGACGGCGAACGGCCTGCGGCGTTACACGCTTGACAACGCCGAAGTCCCGCCGGCGCGGCAGCGCCAAATCATGGCCTTGGCCGAAGAACTGGGCAAGCGCGTGAACTGGCGGGATTTCCACCGCCGCGTCGCGACCCCCAGACTGCACAAAGGGAAAATAGATGGCGGAACAGGAAGTCCCGGGCGCGACGACGGTGGCGGCGGATCGGCTGCGTTCGTTTATTGAGCGGGTCGAACGGCTTGAAGAAGACAAGGCCGCAGTCGCCAACGACATCAAGGAAGTCTACGCCGAAGCGAAGGGCGAAGGATACGACGTGGCGACGCTGCGGCAGGTGGTGAAAGTCCGCAAAATGGACCGCGCGGCCCGGCAGGAATCCGAGGCCATGCTGGACCTTTACCTGTCGGCGCTGGGCGAGGCGTAGCCATGGGCATGGTCAACATTCCCATCGCGCCGGAACTTATCGCCGCCATGTTTTTCAAGGGCGATGAAATCGGCGGTGTCAGCGCGTCCGTGGATCCTGACAACGGCAATGTCGTTTTGCGTGTGGAACATGGCGACCTGCCGGACATGGAACAGGCCACCATTGAAGTTGGCGTCCGGCGCGGCGTCTTGGGGCAGCGGGTCATCGTCATAAACGCGGTGAGCGAAACCCTGACCGGTCGCCGCTGGGAACTCGACACGCTCATGCAGTGGCGGGAACAACCCAAGCAAGGGGAAGCGCAGGAAAATGACCAAGGGTAGGCCGCCGCAGACGGACAGCATGAAACGCGACCGGCTGAACAAGGCCTTGAGCGCGTACAAACCGGACAAGCGAATCGCGGTGGCCGTCACCTGTTCGCCGGATGCTGACGAAATGCACCAGCCAGACGTGTTCATCACAGCCAATGGCGGCGGCAGGGAACAGGTGCGCATGGCGCTGGCGCTCGCCTGGGCGTCTTTGTCGGTGCCGCAGGACGCGCCGGAAGAAATGGCGGCGCCGATGTACTGGTCGCAGCGCTCCGCCGACCTGCTGGCGATGACGCACAACCAGTTTGCGCGCGAAATGGACCGCAGCAGCGTCAACCCCGCAGTGGCGCATCTGGTTTTGCTCTCGCGGCTGGTCGACATGGCGGTGGGCATGACGCCGAACGCCGAACTGGCCGAATATTTCGACATGTGCGCCCGCCAGCTGCGCGGCGAAAAGTTCGCCGAAAACGCGAAGGTTGACCTCATGACACGGCTGCACAACGCCACCAAAGCGTTCATGGACCAGCCGGAAGCGGCCCACGCCCTTGCTGACACGCCAGTAAAGGGGCGCGCATGAAGCCTTACCGCACACAATCCGGGCTAGGCGACAAAGGGCGCGACGCCGGTAGGAATGCAGCGGCGGCGGCCGCCGCCGGCACGGCGAATGAAGTCCGCGCCCGGGCGCTTTCGATAATTGAAGCGGCGACCGTCAAAGGCGACGGCAAAACCGCTGACGAAGTCGCCGAAATGATGGGGCTGTCGGTTCTTTCTGTCCGCCCGCGGATAAGCGAACTGGCGAATCAAGGTTTGATTTACGAGGCGGACCTGCCCAAGCGGCTGTCCGCCAACGGCAGGCCCATGACAGTATGGGCCGCCAGCAGCAAGGAAAAAAACGATGGCTGAAAGCTGGTCCGACCAAGAGGATATGACGCTGCGCGCCAGCGCGAAGGCAGGCGAAAGCTTCGCCCAGTGCGCACAGAAACTGCCGAACCGAAGCCGCAACGCGGTGGCCGGCAGGGCCCAGCGTCTGGGCGTCGCTTTCAAGGGGGAAAATCAGAACCAGCACAGTCGCGGGGCAGCAAAGAAAAAATGAAAGGCTGCCAATGGGCAAGGAAAAACCGGGCATTAACTACCACATTCTCAAGGTATGGTGTTACAACCAAGTAACCGGGAGCGCGTCGCGCCGCGCCGTTCTCAACCTTCTGGTGCTGCACGCCAATTCTTCATGGGTGTGCTGGCCGTCCGTGGAGTCGATCGCCAAGGAAACGGAAATGAACGAACGCACGGTCCGCCGGGCGCTCGACTGGCTGAACAAGCACAAGCTGATACGGCGGACGCGGCGCCGCAAGCCCAACGGCGAATGGGATTACTACGAATATCGGATTGCGCCGCTGGAAGCCGGGGCGCTGGGCCTCACCCCCTGCGAATATGACGCCGAAGACTGCGAAGACGACAGCGAAAGCTGTGAAGATAACGCAGAAACGGCGCCGCAAGAGGGTGAAGACGGCGAAAACCGCCAGCGGACAGAAAGTCCGGTGGATAGTGGCGGCGAAGATCCCGACCCCCAAGATGTTGGGGAGCCACCGGACACAAAGTCCGCTGGGTCTGGGGATAATTCCGGGGAAAACTCGCCCAGCCACCGGACACTGGGTACCGCAGCCACCGGGCCTGACGCCCGCCTAACTCTTACAGGGAACTTAGATTCCCCCCTTACCCCCCAAGGGGGGGAAAGCGCGGCGGACGCCGCCTCGCCCGCAATAGCGGGCGGCGCCGCCACGGAAGGGCAGGACCGCACCGTCGTGGACGTGTTCAAGGATGCGCTGCGCGACTGCTTGGGCGATGCGAAATACAAAAGCTGGTTTGAAGACCTGCGGTGCATTGCGGTAGGGGGCTGGGAAGTGGTGTTGGCGACCAGTTCGCAGGTCAGGCTGGACATGATCGAACAGCGATACCGTCACCAAGTCAACGAAATATGGGCGCGCGTTGACGACCGCAAGTTGCGGCTCGCGGTGGTGGAAATCAAGGCGGCGCCCGGAACCTTGACCATAAACGAACCGGCGCCGCCAGCGCGCAAGCATAGCGGCAAGAAACACCCGCAAAGCACCGCCTCATGGGCCTATGCGGTCGCCGTTCACTGGCTGCTGGACCAGAAATGGTGGGACCATTACGGCCCGCCCCCGAACATCGTTGGCGGTTTGTGCCCGGACGAAGCCAAGCGCACGGCGCTGGTCTGGTTCGACCGGGGATTTCGCGAGGGTGTGGAAGCTAGGGAAAAAACGGCCATTGCGAAGGTCGCCGAACGGTTCTTGGAATTGGACGCGGTGGGGCGAAAAATCATCCGTGCCCGGCGCGACGCCTTGGCCGATATCATTGGCATGACAAAGGAGGATGCAGCATGAGCAGCAGGGCCAAGAGACGCAACGTAAACCTGTTTGGCGGCGCCGCCATGGCGGCGGCGGCGGCCGCCTTGGGCTTTGCGCAGCTTGGACATTCGGCGCATAGCGCAGGACAAGCGTTCGGTAATTTTGCGATAGCGTCGCGGGATTTCGCCGATGATATGCGCCGGCGCAGCGAGCGCGACGGCAAGCGCCGGAAGAAAACCCGGCGGCAGATGAAGGGCGCGGCGGCGCGAGCCAACCGGCGCCGGGAGCGGGCGCGCACGGTGCAGGACCATAAGCGCGACCACCCCGAACTTTACGCCATGACCAACTGGCAGGCGACGCGGTTTTCCCGGGCAGTGGCGGAATACCGGAACGGCGGCGGCCGCGACCCCAAGAGAATCCACCAGATGGCCAGACGCTGGGCGGCGACGCCGCGCCGCGCTGTTCGGGGCGACGCGGCGTGATCGCCGCCACCATGTTTTCAGGCATCGGCGCGCCGGAGGTCGCCATGCCGCACTGGCGCTGGCAGTGGCATGCCGAAGTCGAAGACTACCCGGCGGCGGTGTTCGCCGCCCATCATGCCTGCCCGAATCTGGGCGACGTAACCGCGAGGGACTTTTGTGAGCGAGCCGAACGGGCCGGCCGGCCAGATGTCATTGTTTTCGGAAGCCCCTGCCAAGGCTACAGCATCGCCGGCAAGCGTCTTGGACTGGCTGACCCGCGCGGTCATCTCACCCTTACCGCCCTTTCAATTCTTGAACGACTTAGGCCCCGCTGGTTCGTCTTTGAAAACGTGCCCGGATTGCTCTCCAACTGGTCCGGTTTTGAGGAAAGCGGAGTGGACGCTGGACGCACAAGCTGGGAAGTGGAAGAGATTAACGACTTCACCGCCTTCCTCGCAGGCGCCGATGCGGTCGGGTATCATGTCGCGTGGGACGTACTGGACGCGCAATGGTTCGGCCTGGCGCAGCGGCGCGAGCGCGTCATCGCTGTCGGACATCTTGGAGACTGGCGCGGTCCCGCCGCAGTTCTATTTGAGCCCGGAAGCCTGCGAGGGGATACTCCGCCGCGCCGAAAAACGGGGCAAGACGTTGCCGGAACTGTTACAGCGCGCTCTAAAGGCCGGGGCGCAGACCAAAACGACGCCGCCGACGGACGGCTCGTCTGCGAGAAAATTCAGGCCGAAGGATACCACGGCGACCAAGCCGCAACCGTGAGTGCGAAATGGCACAAGGGCGCCGGCGGTCCCGCTGGCGACGAACACCAGAATCTTGTCGCCTTCACCTGCAAAGACAGCGGGCAGGACGCCGGCGCGATTTCGCCGACCCTGCGCAGCATGAACGAAACCGACAGCGCGCCCAACGGCGGCGGACAGGTGGCGGTGGCGTTCCATGGCCGGCAGGATCCCGACCCGTCGGGAGACATCACGCACCCGCTGGACACCGACGGCTATAGCGTCGCCATCGCCATTCAGGAACGGGCCGGCGCCGGCAACCCTGACAGCGGCCCCGATGGCGTCGGCGCTCGCGACGATGATTGCGCCTATACGCTGGAAGCCCGGCAGAAACCGCAGGCGGTGGCGTTCAAAGCATCGCATTACACGCGGGGGAAAGATGGCGCGCCGTCTGACATCGTGCCGCCGCTGGCGGTGGAAGACGACCGGGGCGACCAGAGTCCGCTGGTCATGGCCGTGAATTTGCGCGGGCGCGAGGGCGGCAACATGCCGGAGATTGACGACGTGGCCGCGTTGCGCGCCGCGTCCGGCGGTTCCTCGAGGAGCCTTATCGCATTTGATGAAACGCAGGTGACGTCCCCGGACAACCGGTCGAAACCGCTGCCCGGCGCCCCCTGCCATGCGCTGACGGCGGACGCCCGGCTCCCGGCGATCGCGCACAATTATGTGGTGCGCCGGCTCACCCCGCTGGAATGCGAACGCCTGCAGGGCTTCCCCGATTTCTACACGCTGATTGAATGGCCCACCAGCCCGCGCCCGGCGCATGAACTTCTGGCGGTGGCGGAATATCTTATCGCCCACGGCTTCGCGCCGGAACGCGCAGAAATCCTCTCCAAGACGCCGGACGGCCCGCGCTACAAAGCCATTGGCAATTCAATGGCGGTCAACAAAATGCGGTGGGTGCTGCAGCGCGTCGAACAGGTCGACGCCATTCTGGAAAGGTCGGCGGCATGACGCCCAAACGTCCCGCTTTGCGATACCATGGCGGCAAGTGGAAGCTGGCCGCGTGGATTCTGTCGCACATGCCTGACCACCGTGTTTATGTGGAGCCTTTCGGCGGCGCCGCAAGCGTGCTGCTGCAAAAAGAGCCCAGCTTCGCGGAGGTCTACAACGATTTGGACGCGGATGTAGTGAATTTCTTTAAGGTGATGCGCGACCAGCCAGATGACCTGCAGCGGCTGCTGGAATACACGCCGTTCGCCCGCGACGAACTGGCCGCCGCCTATGAACGCACGCCGGATCCGGTGGAAAGCGCGCGGCGCTTGGTGGTGCGGTCATTCATGGGCTTCGGCGCCAGCGCCATAAATCACAGCTGCATGACCGGCTTTCGGGTATCGACCAACCGCGGTGGGCGTGCGCAATCAAATGAATGGTCGAACTATTTCGAGCTGGTTCCGATTTTAGCAGAACGCCTGCGCACGGTCATCATCGAAAACCGCGATGCTGTGCGCGTCATCGCTGATCACGACAGCGAAAACACCCTGTTTTACGTCGACCCGCCTTATGTTCATAAAACGCGAACGCGGCCAGATTATCACGGTTACGCTCACGAATTGACGGATGAAGACCACGCCGAACTGGCGCAGCTGCTGCAGGGCGTCGCCGGCGCGGTTATGGTGTCTGGTTATCAGTGTGAGCTTTACGACGATTTATTCAAAGGCTGGATGCGGCTGGACCGACCGACTTATGCAAACAGCGCCTCAAAGCGAACAGAGTCGCTGTGGTTGAATTTCGAGCCGAATACCGACCTGTTCAGCGCTGCAGGGAGTGCCGCATGAGTCAGACCACAGAAATATGGCTGCCCTATCCGCCCAGCGTTAACGCCGCCTTTCGCAATGTCAGCGGCGGTGGCCGCAAGCGCACCGACGGATACCGGAAATGGCGAAAGCATGCTGCGGAAGAAATTATGGTGCAGCGCCCGGCTAAATTCAAAGGCCATTACATCTTGCGAATAAAGGCCCGGCGCCCGGACAATCGCAAACGCGACATCGACAACCTGATTAAGCCCATAAGCGATGCGCTGGTCGCCGCCGGCGTCGTCAAAGACGACGACCTCTGCGTGTGCGTCACGGCTTACTGGTCCGAAAGGTCAACCAAGAACGGCGTCATCATCAGATTGCGCGCCGTGTCGAAAGGCACACTGTGAACGAGCGTTTCCCGGCTATTGAAAGGTAGGGCCATGTGTGAACTGAAAGTGGAAGACATCAAGAGCATGAGCGATGTCGAACTGGCGGCTTTTATAAAAGACCACCGAGCGAAAACTTGCTGCCATTTCACCGATGGCGTTCTGGCGTGCCCGCCGAAAATTCAGGGCATGACCAAAGAACAGGCGATCATTGCAACCGGCCAAGAAAGGTCGCGCCAAGCCCTGCAGGAATTTGTGCAAAAATCAGCGGCGCAGGGCCGCTGCGACCCTGTCCGCTTTGGCCACCGTAAGGACGGCGCGACCGCTGTTATCACAGCCGAGACGTATGTGCTGCCCCCGGCAGTAGTCGAAGAAATGGCGCGCCGTTTAGTTGAGCGCGCGGCATGAAAGTTGTTTTTGTTAACCCCATGAGATTTGACGGAAAGGACTATGGCATGACCAACCAAATGACTGACGAAAACCCGAACGGCGAAGCCCCGGCGCCGAAGCCGCTGGAAAAACTGAAAAAGGCGGAACTGTTGGAGCTTGTGCAAACCTTACAGCGTGAAGTATTTGACTTGGAAAGCGTAACAGCTGACCTACGCAACCAGAAAGAACGTCTGAAAGTCGAAAAGCGGCAGGTCGAGGCCGATTGTTGCAAGACAGTGTCCGGCATGAAGCGGAAAATTCACGCGCTTGAAAACGACCTGCAGCGCGCCATGGGCTATATCGACCGCATGCGCGAAACGGAACAGCCGGAGCCGCCGAAGCAAGCCGACATCCCTGCTTATTCAGGTCAACAATATTATGGCGACGCTGTCAGGTCGCCGCGCATCGCCGGGCCGCAAATAGGACACGGCAATATGAGCCTTGAAAGCTTCATGGAACGCGACACCGTCGGTCGCGCCAAAAACACCCCATTGGACTGGTTCGACCTTTGAGCGGTCTCACCGCCACTGTGAATGCGGCGGCGGCCATCACCGCCGGCCTTCGCCTTCACCGCCTGCGGCTCAAAGACGAGCGGACCATGCAGGACGATGTGGGCGACTGGCTGGCGGCGCATGGCTGGTCGCCGCAGCGCGAATTTCAACTGAGCGGGCGCGGCGGCCGCATCGACTTCGCCTGCGGGCCGTTCAGCGACCGGCTTTTCGTCGGGCTTGAACTGAAATTGAAAGGCAGAAAGCGCGCGCTGGTCGACCAGCTGCTGCGCTATTCCGAAAGCCCGGAGCTCGGCGCCCTTATCGTTGTGTCGTCATTGCGCGTGGCGCTGCCGCCCGCCATGGACGGCACGCCGCTTTATTATGTTTCACCGGGACTGGCGCATCTATGAACAGACTTTGCAAACCCATTCAGATTATCAACAACAAGGCGTGTGAACTGTGCCCTTACGGCATCGCCCCTGAACGGGTCTGCGCCGGCGTGCGCTGCGCCGCCTTTGAATATGTCACGGAATGCGAACATATCGACGTGCTGGCCGCCGACGTTGCGACGCAATATGGCGACAATGGCAAGCTTGCTGACATGCCGGGAAACCTCGGCCTGAGAAAAAAGCAACTAGCGGACCGCACGGCGTGGGCCCGTGAAAACGGCTGGACCGAACAGAAAGACGGCAATCAGCGCCTGTGCGGGTATGCCCTTTACTGGCAGCGAGATCTGAAAACGCACGGTTATTGCGTGCGGCTGGAAGCCGACGCCCGGCGCCTGCGCTCTTATGGCTTTTGATGAAAGGAAACCGTTATGACGGACGCTGTGCAATTTGACGACGCCAGCGCCAAGCTGGTGATTTTCCCGTTCCGGCGTGTGGCGTTCGACACTTGCCGGCTACAGCTGGTCATTTACCGCAAGGACCGCCACGGCTCGCGCCAGTTAATGACTCTGCAGCCTGGCGAAGTGTTGCCAGAATATGAGGCCGTGTCGCCGCTGCTGACCGATGACGAGGCTCTGTTTCCGGTCATTGGAAACGAGGAAGCCGAGCGCCTATATGAAGAATTGACGCGCTGCGGCATCGCCCCCGACGCGCAGTCGTTGCGGGCGCGGCTTAAGTTTGCCGAAGAAATCGCGCTGCGGCAGGCCGGCAGTCTGGGGCAGCGCGAGCGTAAGCAGGAATAAGGGAGTCTTGTCATGAAAATTCTGGCGTTGGTCGGCGGGTCGGTGTTGCTGAGCCTGCTGGCGTTCAGTGTGTTTTATCTAATCAGCAACGTGCGGCTGCAATTGCCGCCTAATGGAGAAACCAAAGACGATGACACCGACAAAGCTGATAGCTAGCATCGCCGCCGGCGTGGTCCTGATAGTCGGGGCCATGACCATATTCGGGTCGTTCTACACCGTGGACGAAGGCGAGCGCGCCGTAGTTCTTGAATGGGGCGCGGCCAAGGAAGTAACCGGCCCCGGCCTTCACTGGAAAGTGCCGTTCATGGAAAGCGCGCGCAGCGTATCCGTGCGCGTCAAATGCAAGGAATGGGACGGGAAAAACTCGCTGCAGGCGTATTCCAAAGACCAGCAGCCCGCCATGCTGCAAATGAAAATCTGCTTTAAGGCATTGTCCGACCAAGCGTCTGTCATCATGCTTTATGGCGAATACAAGGATGTCGAAGGTTACGCGGACTCGGTGGTGACACCAAAGGCGCTTGAAGGGCTTAAAACCATTTTTGGCCAATACAATGCGGTCACCGCCATTCAGGAACGCGCGAAGTTCAACGCTGATTTGGACGAACTTATAAGGAGCATTACCGGCCCCGTGCTTATCGAAAGCGTGCAAGTGCAGGACATCGCTTTTTCCGACGCCTACGAACAATCCGTGGAAGACCGGATGAAAGCGCAGGTGGAGGTTGAAAAGGTCCAGCAGAACCTTGAACGCGAAAAGCTGCAGGCTGACATCAAGGTCGTGCAGGCGCAGGCCGAAGCGGAGCGCGTGCGCCTCGCCGGGGAAGCCGAAGCGGCGGCGATTGAAGCGCGCGGTCAGGCCCTGCGCGACAATCCCGACTTGGTCGCGCTGGTGGCGGCGGAGAAGTGGGACGGCAAGCTGCCCACCACGCAGGTGCCCGGCGCCGCCGTGCCCTTCATGCAGATACCCACAGGGCAGTAACTTCACCCCATGGACAGCGCCGGCGAACAGCGCGTGAATTGCTGCGTGCCGTTCTGCCGGCGCACCATAGGGGCCGGGCGCCTTGCGTCCGGCGACGATGAATGGATTTGCGGCATGCACTGGGCCTTGGCGCCCAAGCGCATGCGCCGCGCATATCACAGGGCGCGCCGGCGCGGTCGGCGTTATGGCAAGGGCTGTAAGGGGACATACCGGTTATGGCGCCGTTTGAAGCGGGCAATCATGGAGCGGGCGGCGGGGATTTAAGCCGGACCTACGGCAAGCTGCTGTACGATGAAAACGCCCGCATGTGGGGCATTGAAGACTTGGAGCCCCACGCCGCCATCAAGTTCAAGCGCATGTTTCCACGCATCGCACAGGGCCTCGGCGGCCTCTTGTGCGTGTCCGACACCCGGGACATGTGCGCCGACCTCAACTGGTTCATGCAGCGGTTCCCGCTTCGCGCCGCTCCGGACTATCTGCGCCGGCTGTCCGAAGGCGAGGCCGCCATGCACCGCCTGCAGGCCGAAGCCGGCCGCATCCTGCTGCCGGACTGGAAGCCGACGGGCCATCACGGTTTCAGGGAAGGCGAGGCCCCGTGGCGCTTTCAGCAGCGCGCGGCCTCGCTTGGGCTTTGCTATGGCAGGCTGCTGCTGCTGGACGACGTGGGGCTGGGCAAGACGATTTCCGCGCTCGCGGCCCTGACATCGAAAGGCGCGCCGCTGCCGGCGGCGGTGGTGGTGCAGGCGCACTTGGCCGAACAGTGGGTTGAGGAATATGTGGAGCCGTTCACGCATTTGCGCGCGCACGTCATCAAGGGCACCAAGCCGTATGACCTGCCGGAAGCGGACATCTACATATTCAGATATTCAAATATTGCCGGCTGGGTCGATGTGGCTGCGACCGGCATGTTCCGCAGCTTCATAATGGACGAAGTGCAGGAATACCGGCACGGGCGAGGGACAAACAAAGGGCAGGCCGGGTCGATGTTCGCCAACCTGGCCGAGTTCCGCATGGGGCTGACCGCCACGCCGGTTTACAATTACGGCGCGGAAATGTGGAACGTCATGAATTTCATAGAGCCCGGCGCGCTTGGCAGCTGGGAAGAGTTCGCCATTGAATGGTGCGACATTGGCGGCAAGACGGTGAATGACCCGGACGCGCTGGGCGCGTATCTCGCTGACCAGAACCTGACGCTGCGGCGCACCGAAGACGATGAGGAAGTCGGCAAGGAAATGCCGCCGCTCAACACGCTGCCGGTCGAAATTCCCTACGACGCCGATGTGGAGGAAGACGCCCGCACGCTCATGGTGGCGCTCGCCCAGCAGGTGCTGCGCGGCAGCTTCACCGAACGCGGACAGGCCGCGCGCGAACTCGACATGAAGCTGCGGCAGGTGACCGGCGTCGCCAAAGCCCGCCATGTGGCCGCCTATGTCGAAATGCTGCTGCAGGAAACGGAAAAGGTGCTGGTGGGCGTCTGGCACCGCGACGTGTACGACATCCTCATGGCGCGCCTGGCGCGGTACGACCCGGTGATGTATTCCGGCAGCGAAAGCCCCGGCCGCAAGCGCAAGAGCAAGCGCGCCTTTGTGGAAGGGTCATCGCGGGTGATGCTCATATCGCTGCGGTCCGGCGCCGGTCTGGACAAGCTGCAGCATGTCTGCAGCGACCTTGTGCTGGGCGAACTCGACTGGTCGCCGCAGGTTCATAAACAGTTGGCGGGCCGTTTGCGGCGCTGGGGACAAGAGAAAGCTGTCACCATGCACGTTTTGCATGCCGACGGCGGCAGCGACCCGGCCATGATTGAACTGCTGGGCGTGAAGACAGACCAGGCGCGCGGCATTGTGGACCCGGGCAAGTCGCTGGCGCCGGTCACGCGGGACGAGTCGCGCATCAAGAAACTGGCGGAAATGTATCTGGCGAGGGCCACATGACGCGTTACAACGGCGGCGATTATGTGGAGGGGCGCGACCTTCGCATCAACACCGATCGGGACGTTAAGGCGTTCGACCAACTGCCCCATGAAGTCCGGCAGTGCCTGAATTACGCGCCGGTGAAATACAGCGCCGGCGAAATTCTCGACATGCTACGCAGCGGCCAGATGACGGCGGGCCAAATCGTCGTCGCCTTGCTTGGCATGCACCCGGAAATCAGGCGAGAACTTGAAGCCAACGAAAGGCGAAGCCATGACCAACCCGATGCTGACAGACCCGCCGTGGAACATGGGCGCGCCGATGGCCCGTTTCGCCGGCATTCCGGTTGTTGAGAGTCCGCACGCCACCGTCAGCGGCGGGTATTATTTCAAGCCATCGCCTTACCGGTCAAAGCGCCTGCACAAAAAGCTGCTGAAACGGTATGGCGCACAGGAAAAGCCGCGCGTGCCGGCGGCGCTGTTGCTGTGCCCGAAAACGCCAAAGGCCAGCATTATTGCGCACCCGCTTATTGTCGCCGAATGGCGCCAGCAGCGGTTTGACGACGCGCCTATCGTCACAATACCGGAATATGAAGAGGCGGAATACAGGTTTCAAATTCGCATGACGCTGCCGATACGGCGCAAGGACAGCGTTGTGGATTTCGCGGCGGTGGCAAACGGTGCGTGACGAGTGGCCGTTCGGTTCCATGCCCATGATGCAATACGGCATGATAATGGCCGACCCGGCGTGGAAGTTCGACAACTGGTCGAAAAAGGGCGAACTCAAGAACGCCAGCGCCAAATATGACTGCATGCCGCTGGAAGACATCAAGGCGCTGCCTGTCAACCAGCTGGCCGGGCGCGATTGCGTCCTGTTCCTATGGGCCACCAATCCAATGCTGCGCGAAGCGTTTGAGGTCATGGACGCCTGGGGCTTTCGCTTTGTGACCGCCGGCACATGGGTGAAGACGACGGCGACCGGCAAGCCGTTTTTTGGCACCGGCTACTGGCTGCGCAGCAGCAACGAGCCTTTCCTTATCGGCGTGGTCGGCAACCCGCCGACGCCGTCGCCGGCGAATGTGCGCAGCGTCATCACCGCGCCAGCGCGCGAACACAGCCGCAAGCCGGACGAAGCCTATGCGGTGGCGGAACGCCTGACGCCGCCCACGGCCATGCGCCGCGCCGACCTGTTCAGCCGGCAGTCGCGTCCGGGCTGGGATAGCTGGGGAAATGAGGCCACCAAATTCGATGAAAAAATCGAAATTGGCGCTTGACAATTCCCGGCAAATGTCCCACATTAGGGACATGGAACGGCGCAGGGCCGAACCGGAATTGGAGACAGACCAATGCTTGCCAACCCTAAAGAACTTTGCGGCTTCAAACTCTATGCCAACTACGGCGCCATGTTCCCTACGGTTGAGGGAACTGTCACGAACGTGGACAAAAACGGGCTGGTTGAATTTGTGGACGAAGATGGCGAGCGCTATCATGTGCATGTGGACGCTATCCGCAGTGAACGCCCTTCGAGCGGCAGCCCGATTGGCGTCTATTTCAACGAATTTCACGCATATTGAGGGGGGGGCGAAAATGAGCAACGACACACAAATCGCCCGCACCATACTGCAGCAGCTTGGCGGCAACAAATTCACCGCCATGACCGGTTCGCACAGTTTCGTTAATCGCGGCGACGGCCTGAGTTTTCAGGTGCGCCGCAACAAGGCGAAGGCCACCCACTGCGTTATTGCGCTGCGCGGTGACGACACTTACACGGTGGAGTTCTGGAAACTGGGACGCGGCGCCAATTTTGGCATGCACAAACTGAACGAAACCGCTGGCGCCTACGCCGAAGACCTGCAGCGCATCTTTACCGAAGTTACGGGGCTGGACACCCACCTGTAAGGAAAGCGGGGGCTTTGGCCCCCGATTGACCATTGCGGCGACACAGGCGATTTTAACCTTGCGTTAAGCGAGGTTAAGAGCCGGTGAGTTGGAACGCCCGCACTCTGTCCGACTATTTCGAGCGCTACTGCGGAGATCCCGCCGAAGTGCAGAACGCCGACGGCGCGCTGTGGGCCATGACCGACGGCGCGCTGCGCAGCAAGCTGCAGCGGCTTGGTCTGGCGCATGTGGACCTGCCCATCAACAAAACAGCGCTTGGCATGCTCGGCCGCTCGCCCGGCATCACCGCCGGCATGTTGGCCCGCCGCATGGCGGCGCCGGTCGATAGCGCTTTGCTGATTCTGCAGCTGCTGTTTTACGCAGGCCGCGTGGCGCTCGCCTTCAATGTAGTGCATGGGCGGCCTGTGCTGTGGATGCCGCAAGCCGTGCCGATAACCACGCAGGTCGGCGTTTGGGCCTGCGCCCAGCGACTGCCGGACCGCAATGTCGTTTCATGCCTCATATCGAAAGGGAAACGACACACAAAAACCCTCACTTATGACTGGCAGGCGTTTGCCAATATCGAAAACCTGCGCGAGCTCGCGCGGGCACATGCGCCTGATATTTTCGACCCGGCGCGGCCAGCGCTCGACCACGGGGCCCTTGAGTCAAGGCGGCTTGAATTGGCGCACCTTGATTTGGAAAACGAAACAACGGGAGACCCGCATGGCTAAGGACCGCTTTTCGACGCGCAACAGTGACATCGGCGACGCCGCCGACACGCCGGCGCAGGAAACCGCAGCAGAAACCGTGCCGACGGAAACAGCGCCCGCCGACACGCCGGCGGCTTCCGATGTGTTGACCCAAGAGGGCGACCTTTTCGGAAAATTCAGCACGTCGGCGCGCAAGAAAATCAACGAAGCCATCGCCGCTGTTGACGCCGAAGCCGCCAAAGCGGTTGCGGAAAAACGCGAAGTCGTTATCGCGGTCACCATTCGCCGCACGCGCCAAGGCGCGCTGTCGGCAGTAGTCGCCGGGGCTGGCGTGGCGCCGGTCACCATCGCCGCCGAATAGCCCCATGACGGCAGTTGTGTTGCAGGACGCCGTGCCTGTGGTCAAAGACCCGTCGGACGGCAACGAATGGGCCAAGGCCATAAACCACTGTTATGGCTGTTCCGTTCTTGCCGTCATCGAAACGGGCCGGCACTTGCTGGAAGCGAAAAAGGCCCTGCCCCATGGCGAGTGGGGCCGCCTTTTCGATCAGGGCGTTTTGCGGTTCAGCGAGCGCAGCGCGCAAAACATGATGGCGATTGCCAGCCATGAACGCTTGGGAAATCCGCAACACGTTGCGGAATTGCTGCCCAGCCTGCCGAACGCCTACAGCACGCTTGTGCAGCTGACCAGCCTTACGCTGGACCAGTTCGACGCCTGTGTGGAAAGCGGCGAAATCAACCCCGAAATGCGGCGCAGCGACGCCAGCACCCTGCGGCGTAAGCTGGCGTCAGGGGGCGCTGTGCATGAGCGTGTGGCCAATACGGGGGGCGCTGTCGATGACGAGGAAACCCTTATTGAGACAGCCAGGCAGCGCTTTGACCTGCTGTTTGGGGATGCAAGGGCCCGCGCTGTGGCCCCGTCTGCAGAGCCTGCCGTTGTGGCTGTGGCCTGTATGGTGGGCGGCTCATTCGGCGCGAACTTCGCCGACATGTGGGACGCCGACAACATGAAGGGGCAAGCGCGCGTTATCGCTCGCGATGCCCGGTCGGCGGCGCTGTACGTCCTGCACATTGGCCTCGGCATTTCGCAGCCACGCTGCGCCGCGCCGTTCGGTCTGGAATCGAGCGCGGTCAGCCGCATTGCGCAGCGCGTGACCGACTGGCGTGAAGAGCAACACTGGGACCGGCTGTTCAACGGCCTTGAGGAAGCGGCGCAAGCGCTCTGGGACGAATTTCAGGAAGCGAGGGCCGCATGACCGGGGCAAACCTGCAGACGGTTGAGGAACGCGCCGAACTGGTCGCCAGCCTTTCAGGCAATGAGGCCGCCGTGTACGCCTTCCTGAACAAGAACCACTGGACGCCGTCAAAGAACATCGCCAAGGCGCTGGCCGCCCAGCCGGAAGGCGTCGACCGCGTGCTGTCCATGCTTCGCTCCAAGGGCATGGTGCAGGTGATGAAGCAATCGGGCGTGGACCTGTGGCGGCCCGCCCCGTGCAAACGCCCGCCAGCCCCGCCGCAGCAAGACAGCGCGGGCGAGGATGGGGCGGCATGACATGGGCGAGCTGCCGCGCCGTCACAATCCCTTTCCGCACGGCATCAAAAGCGAACGCGACAGAAAACGCAAAGCGGACAAACAGGCAGCCGACCGCCGGCGCAGGAATGACCCGCTGCGCGCCCAGTACCGCAGCAAGCGCTGGAAAGACGAAGGCGCGGCCTTCCTCGCTATCCCGGGCAATGAGCTGTGTTTTTGCGGCTGTGGCCAGCGTGCGAACATGGTCCACCACTTCAAAGCGCCGCGGCTCGCCAAGACGCTGGCGGAAGCCCTGCGGCTTTTCTGGGATGTCACCAACTGGCGCCCGGCCAGTCGGCGCTGCAACAGCAAGATTGCTGCCAAGTACGAGGGCGGCTTCGGCAACCCCGTGCGCACCCCGCCGTCGCCCCGCTGACCCCTGCGGCAGCGTGGGGCGCGTCCCAACCGTGTCCATTTCGAGACAGTGTGGCCTACGCGCAACGGTGGGGGTGGGGTCAAATCCTCACCGCCTAGGGGGGGGACCGCGCAGGGGTCACAAACTTTTAATTGCGCAAATTAACGACCGGGGGTCGGGCCGGGCCGGGGGTCGGGCGCCCGCCGTCGCCGTGGGTCGCCAACCACAGCCCCGGAGGGCCCTACATGACTAAGAAACAGCTACGCACACCGGCCACCATTCAGTTTTTGACCGACGCCAAGGAATGGCGCGCTATCAACGAACTGCTGCCATACGCGCGAAATGCGCGCACCCATGACGACGCGCAAATCGCCCAACTGGCGGCCGGGTTCAAAGAATGGGGCTTTGTCGGCACCGTTTTGATTAAGCCGGATAATACCATCATCGCCGGGCATGGCCGGGTTATGGCGCTGCGTTACCTTGGAATCGACAAAGTACCCGTAACCATTGCGGAAGGTTGGACCGACGCCCAGTGCCGGGCGTTTATCATTGCCGACAACCAGTTGGCGCTAAACGCCGGCTGGAATGAAGAAATGCTGGCGCTCGAACTGCAGGAATTGCAGGCGCTGGATTTCGAGTTGCCGCTTATCGGCTTCGGCGATAACGAACTGAAAGGCTACCTTGCCGGCGAAGATGAAAAAGGAAAGACGGACCCGGACGAAGTGCCGGCGCCGCCAGTTTACCCGACCAGCCAGCCAGGCGACATTTGGATTTTAGGCGACCACCGCCTCGCCTGCGGCGACAGCACCGACGAGGCGGTGGTTAAAAAACTGCTGGCCGGCGAAGGGCCGCACATCATGCTTACGGACCCGCCCTACTGTTCCGGCGGCTTTCAGGAAGCTGGAAAGGGCAGCGGCTCAATTGGCACGCGCGGCGATGAGACAATCGCGAACGACACGCTTTCCAGCAAGGGCTACCAAACACTGATTGAGCGCATTCTGCAGCGGTTCAAAGCCGGCGGCGTTTACATATTCACCGACTGGCGCATGTGGAATCACCTTTTTGAAAGCGTCGAAAGTTGCGGCTACGGCGTCCGCAATATGGTGGTCTGGAATAAGGGCACGCCGGGCATGGGCCGCGGCTGGCGCATGCAGCACGAATTGGTGATGGCGGCCACAAAGGTAAAGCAGCCGTTTGACCCGAAAAGCGCGCAAGGCAATGTGATTACCGAACAGCGCAGCGGCAACAAAAACCACCCAACAGAAAAACCGGTCGCGCTACTCGAGAAAATCATTAACGTAAACGACTTCGCCGCGACGGTATGCGACCCTTTCGGCGGCAGCGGTTCGACGATTATTGCGTGTGAACGGACAGGCCGCCGGGCGTTTGTGTGCGAACTTTCGCCAAAATTCGTCGATGTCGCTATTCGCCGCTGGCAAGACCATACCGGCAAAGACGCTATCCGCGAATCAGATGGCAAGCGCTACAATGAAATTGATTTCAAGAAAGCGGAAGGAACTGCCAAGATTGAAGAGGGCGCAGGATCCGCAGACAGTCAGGAGTTAGCAGAAAATGGCGACACCCGGACGAAAGCCGCTGCCCAGCCATCTAAAGCTAGTGCGCGGCAATCCAGGCAAAAGGCCGACAAACGAAAACGAGCCTAAGCCCGACCTTGTTCTGCCGGAAGCTGCGGAATCGGTCGCGAACCACCCGCGCGCCTTGGCGCATTGGAATTTACTCGCGCCAAAGCTTTCAAAGCTGCAGATTTTGACCGAAATCGACGGCGGGGCGTTCAGCGCGCTTTGCACGGCATACGGTCGCTGGCAGGATGCCGAGGCGGCGCTTTTGAAGTATCGCGAAAAAGACCAGAACCATTACGGCCTTATGGTCGGCACCACCAACGGCAACAAAATCCAAAGCCCGCTGGTGGGAACAGCGAACAAGGCCATGGAACTTTACAAATCGCTGGCCACTGAGTTTGGCGGCACGCCCAGTTCGCGCAGCCGGATTTCCGCCGGCAACGGCGGCGACAACGTCAATCCGTTTTCTGACCTGTTCCCGAATGATGGAGCGGCTTAATGAATGGCGGCAGCACAGCGTCAATATTATGAGGAGGCTGCTTATTACGCGCTGGGCGTAGTTGACGGGGAAATACCAGCCAGCCGCTGGATAAAGCTGCAGTGTCAGCGTTTCCTTGATGACATCGAGAAGATTTCCGACCCGGACTTCCCATACGAACTGGACTTGGAAGCGGCGGAAAAGGCGGCGTTTTTCATTGAACAAATGCCGCTGACGAAAGTCAAAGGCAAATTCAAAAGACATGAACGGCCAAAGCTGGTGCTGCAGCCGTGGCAAACTTTCGTCGTCATCAACCTTTTCGGTTGGGTCAGCAAAGAGTCAGGGTTTCGCCGCTATCGCGAAGCCCTTTTGTTTGTTCCAAGAAAGAACGGCAAGTCCGAATTTGCTGCGGCGCTCGCTCTTTATGCGTTGCTGGCTGACGGCGAAGACGCCGCAGAGGTCTATTGCGGCGGGCGAAACGAGCGCCAGGCCAACTACATTTTCAAAGCGGCCAAGCGAATGCTGGCTCTCAACCCGCACATAAAAGACCACTTCCATGTGAAGGTGGAGGCGGAAAACATTTCCGTCGAAGCGACAATGTCGAAAATGGAAAAGCTTATTGGGAACCCGGAAGACGGCGGCGACCCGCATCTATATTGCTGCGACGAATACCATGAACACGCTACCGACGCCCAGTTTGACACCATGAAAACCGGCATGATTTCGCGCATGCAGCCGCTAATTCTGGTGACAACGACTGCCGGCATAAACATTGAGGGGCCGTGCTATCGCTATGTGAAAGACGCCGAAAAGGCGCTGCTGGGCGTGTTGAAACGGCCAGACTGGTTCATCATGATTTTCACCATCGACGATGGTGACGACTGGAAAACAGAGGAATCGCTCGCCAAAGCAAATCCGGGCTATGGGTCGATTTTTCCAAAAGCGCAGCTGCAGTCAGACCAGCAGGCCGCCGTGGCGTCGGTTCGTAAAGCGTCCCGGTTCAAAATCAAACACTTGAATATCTGGCAGGGTTCCGAAGAATCCTATTTTGATGTGGAGGCATGGATTAAATCAGCGGCGCCGGAAGCGGAACGCGCCGAGGAATACTGGCACGGCAATGAATGTTATATTGGCGTTGACCTTTCGGGCTGGCGCGACCTCACTGTCGCCTTGCGCCTGTTTCCCAAGCCAAATGGCGGCTTTCATATTATCCCTAAATTCTATTTGCCCAAGCGGACGCTGGACGACCTTTATGACCTTGACTCCGATATGGCCGTGTGGGCGGAAAGCGGTCATATCCACCTGACAGACGGGGCCATGGTTGATGTGCAGGAAGTGGTGGACGATATAAAACGCTGGCGGAAAATTCACCAAGTCCGCGAAGTCGCGTTCGATAAATCCCACTCGATTGCATTTGTGCAGCTGGTGCAGCTGAACCCGGAGCTCATGCCGCTGCTTGCGGAGTTTCCGAACAAGGCGGCTTACATGAGCGAGCCCATGAAAACCTGCGACGGGCTAGTCGTGGAGGGCAAAGTCACTCATGATGACAACCAGGTCATGACGTGGATGATTTCAAACGTGGTGCGCAAGACAACAACCCGTGATGACTTGGACTACCCTGCGAAAGCAAACGGCGTTTATGAGAACAAAATCGACGGGCCCGTGGCTATGTTAATGGCGTATGGGCGCATGCAGGTGGCGCCCCTGCCGTTCGAGCCCGGAATAGTGAAGGTTTAACATGGCCGGACCGACATTGCTTCAACGCTTCCAAGCGTTCATGACGCCAGCCCCGACGCCGGAACCCGCGCCGGCCTATTCGCAGCCCTATGCCGTTGCGCCCGCCAGCGTGTCGTTTGCCTTGCCCGACCCGCAAATGCGGTTCACCTTCGCCGGCGCCGGCAATCGCCAGATAAACCCGGCGCAGCCGCGGGGCAGCCTGTTTTGGGGATTTCCGGCGGATGACGACGTCTATGTCGACGAATATGTGGCGCTTTCCCTTTCCACGGTCTGGGCTTGCATCATGGCGATTTCGGAAGCGATCGCCGCCAGCAATCTGCAGGTGTTCACGCGCGACGAAGAAAAGAACAAGGTCCAGCTTTTCGGGCGTTACCACAAGCTGCTGAATGATCGCCCGAACCCTGAGCAAACCGCTTTTGATTTCATCATGACGATTTGCGTCAACGCCCTTTTGGGTAAGGGCGGCTTTGCCGAAATTGTGCGGGATGGGCGCGGCCGCGCTGTTGCGCTTTATCCAATTCACTACGACCGCATCTGCCGCGAACGGCACCCGGAAACAAAAGAGCTGTGGTTTCGCGTCCATAACTACACCAGTGAAGACGCCTATATTCACCACGAGGACATGTTCTTTATTCGGGGTTTTGCCCTAGACGGTGAAAACACCTGCAGCGTGGTTGAGTTCGCCCGGGACGTTCTGAGCCGGGCGGTCGCCACAAGGGATTTCGGCTCGGCGTTCTACCGGAACGGCACCAATTTTGGCGGCGTTTTCCTCCCGAAAGAACGCATCGGCCTTGAGAACGCGGAAAAATACGCCGGGGCCTTGCGCGGCCAATTCGCCGGCGCCCGTCGCGCCCATGGCACCTATGTGATGCCGGACCAGTTTGATTACAAACCGATGGGAATCGAGCCTGACAAAGCCCAGTTTATCCAAACCGAACAGCACTTAATTGAGGAAATCTGCCGGTTTTTCCGCGTGCCGCCTCACAAGGTTCAGCACCTGCTGCGTTCGACCAACAACAACATCGAACACCAAGGCATCGAGTTTGTGCGGGACGCGGTCACGCCGTGGGCCCAAAGGATCCGTGAAGAATTGAATTACAAGGTGCTGGGGGCTCAATCTAGCCTTGAATGCAGATTTGACCTTGATTGGCTGCGCGAAGGCGACGCCAAGTCGGTCGCGGAAGCGGAAAGCATGCGCATTCACAGTGGCCAGAGCTGCCCGGATGAGGCCCGCACCCGCCGCGGTGAAGATCCGCAACCAGGCGGCTTTGGTAAGAAATTCGTCGTGCAGCAGGGCATGACCACATGGGAAAAAGTCGGAGAAGAAAATGGCGAAACAGCAAATCCAAGTTCCGAACCGTCAGATGAGGAAGACGAAGGCGGACCAAGCCTCGTCATCCACAGCGCCGCACATGAAAAAGTCCGGCAAGCAGCTGGTCGTTCACATCTTTGATTTCATCGACTGGCTTGGGTTCGATGTTGCGAGATTTGCACCGCAACTGGCCTCCGCCGGCGACATCGACGAAATTGTGGTGAAAATCAATTCGCCGGGCGGTAGCGCTTTCGACGGGGCGGCCATCTACAATTTGCTGGTGCAGCACGACGCGCATGTGCGCACGGAAGTGCATGGGCTGGCCGGCTCGGCTGCGTCGGTGGTTGCTATGGCTGGCGATGAAATCTTGATGGGCACCGCTTCAAGGCTGTTTATTCATAAGCCGTGGGCCGTCGCCGCCGGCAACGACGATATTTTCTACAAGGTCGCGGAAGACCTCAAAAGCATGACCGACGACTTTGTTGAGCTTTACCGCCAGCAGGCGAAAAAGCTGAGCGCAAAGGAAATCCTGTCAATGCTGACCGCCGAAACTGAAATGTCGGCGTCGCAGGCTATCAGCAAGGGATTCGCCACAGGTCGCCTCAACAAAGACGATGAAATCAAGGCCGAAAACGAACGCTACCGCGTCGCGGACTTTGACGATTTGCGCCAGATGCACCAGCAACGTGCGGCGCAAATGATGCGGCCGCATGACCCTGAAAGACCGAAATTGTCGAACCTTCGCAGGCAGCAGGAAATCCTGGACCTGAAAACTGCGGCGCTTTAGTTCAAGGGTTCGGAAACCGCTCTAACCCTTGGCGCAGAAGACGACGCGCCAGAGGAGCGGTTTCAATGACAAAGCGTAAACTTAATGTTTTTGCAAACCTTGAGGCGCACTTTGCGTCGCTGGTTGCCCTCGGCGCCATTGTCCGAATGGAGGGCGATGCCGAAACCGACAGCGAAGAAATCGCGGGGCAGGAAACTCGCATTCGGGAAATGCGCGAAGACATCGCGCATCTTACCGAAGAAAACGCCACGATTTTCGCCAAGATTGACGACGAAAAGCGCGACGCAAGCGATGACGAAGACAAAACCGTCAAGGAAAACCAAGCTGAAATTAAGCGCCTGACCCGCGACATTGAGCGCCGGCAGGAACACATTGACCAGCTTCGCGCCGACTCCGAACCGAACGCGCGTCTGAGCGACCCGGAACCGTCCGACGATGACGATACCATCGACGATGACGACGAACCGGTGCAGACGGCCCGCCAGCGCCGCGCGTCGCGCCGCAGCCCGCCGACCAACAGCGACCGCCGTTCATCGCGTCAGCGTACTGACGTTCAACCGCTGCGCATCGCGCCGGGCATGCTCGGTTTCAACAGCGGTTCGCACTTCATGGAAGATGTGCGCGCAGCCGCCGGCGGTTTCCAGTCCGACAAACTCCGCAACTGCCTCCTGCAGATGCAAAAGCGCATGGACGCCAATGCGTCGTTTGGTGAAGACGGCGCTTTCCCGATTCCGCCTGACATCGCAAATGACATCAAGAAAAAGGTTGACGGTTCGGCCAATCTTGTTGGCCTTTGCTCGCGCTGGGACTCCAAATCGGACCGTTATGTCTGGTTCTTGGACGAAGACGAGCCATGGAAAAATACCGACGGCGTGACAGGCACATGGTTGGATGAGGGCGACACGATTCCGCTATCGCAGCCGAACCTCACCAAAATGCAAACGGACCTTCACAAATACGCCATTGCGGTGCGCGCGACTCATGAAGTGCTGCGCAATTCGTCGCAAATGGAACAGCTTATCCGCACCAGCGCTCCGGCCAACATTGCCGAAGAACTGAACCGCGTCATTCTTGATGGCGACGGCATCGGCAAGCCGCTTGGCATTTACCGTTCCGGCGCTCTCGCGATTCGCGCCAAGGAATCCGGTCAGACGGCCGCGACTGTGGTGCGCAAGAACGTGAACGGCGCGCACAACCTTGTGCATGCGCAATGCCGCACCAATCCGGCATTCAAGTGGGTTGCGAACTCCGACGTGGAGCCGGAACTCGAAGAAATGGTCGGCGCCGACAACCGCCCGATTTATCTGCCGGGCAATTCCATGGCGACTGCGCCGCACATGGTCCTCAAAGGCCGTGAAGTCATCTACACGCCGCACGCAAAAGCGCTCGGCGATGTGGGCGACCTTGCCGCTATCGACTTCTCCAAATACCTGATTGTGTTTGGCGAAAACCTGCGGTCGGATTTCTCCATTCACGCCCAGTTCCTGCAGGACAAAGGCGTATTCCGCTTCATCATTTACGTCGGCGGCCGCCCGAAATGGGGCCAGCCGATTACCGAACCAAACAGCGCGACGGCGCGCAGCTTCGCCGCCGCAGTCGCGCAGCGTGCGTAATTTTTAAGCCTGCCGCGCCATTAGGCGCGGCGCGCTTGGTCAAGAGGAGCCAAGACTATGCACATGCCACTGGAAAACATCTCCATTTTGGACGCTCTTGACCCGGCGTCCGGCACTGGCGGCAACGGCGCATGGGTTGCCGCAAAGGACCACGCCAAGTTCTTGGCCATTCTCATGACTGGCGCAGGCGCGGGCGGCGATGTCGATTTCAAACTGCAGGCTGCGGACAACGTCGCCGGCGACAATCCGGTTGACATTACGGACCATGCGCTTGTGACGATTGCGCAGGCGAGCGCGTCCAGCAAGCAGGCGACTATCGAACTGCGCCAGCGCGCCATTCCGCAAGGCAAGACGCACATCCGCATGGTCGATGCAGCTGGCGGCGCCACGCTTCTTTCCGCATTGCTTCTGGGCTACGAACCGTTTGAGGTTATCCCGGGCGTTTCGCGCAACAAAGCGACTGTCGTGCAAACCGTGTCGGTGCGCCCTTAATCCGGCGGCTGATTTTTTACCGCTTATTGCGAGGGAAACATGGCAGAAAAAAAGGTCAGCGTTTATTTCCTCTTTGACGCCCACGTCGAAGACGATAACCGCGAAATTGTCAAAACGTACAAGGCGGATGAAACAAAGGCCGTTGAACTGCCGGAAGCCAGCGCAAACTTTTGGATTGTTCGCGGCAAGGCGGTTCTGGCGTCAGAACGCGACGCAGAAGTGAAGGCCGCAGCCGTCACAGAACCTGCGGAAGCGAAGGCGGACGATGCTGATAAGACGGCAATTAAGACTGGCGCCGACGACAAGTCACCCAAACCGCCAACTGGTAACGGCGGCAAAGGCAAGTAAGGCGGAGTCCCTTTCTTCGGTCACCACCGATGATTTGAACGAACTGCTGCTGCAGGCGTCGGACATAGCTTCAAAATACTGCGATGTCAGAACGGTGGAGGCCGCACCCGCGACCTTCGCCAGACAAACCGTTGTTGAGCAAATCATTATCCAAGCGGACCCTTACGCGCCGCGCTACAAAGAACTTTACCTGTCGCTGTCGCCGGTGGAGGTTACGGGCGTAACGGTGGACGGCGTCGCCGTCGATTTGGCCGACCTGTTTATTCAGCCCATCGGCATTATCAGTTATTTGCCAACGGCCACCGAACGCTATTGGCGCGCCGGCGCGGTTATCGAAGTCACTATGGCCGCCGGTTATGTGTCGCCCGTGCAGGCGGCGGAAGCCTCACCGCCGACCGGTCCGGCGATGCCGACCGATATTGCGCGCGGCGTCATTATCATTGCACAGCAGCTTTACGGCAGCCAGTCGCGCGAGGAGTTCGGCCTAATTGCGGAAACCGACACTGCCGACGATTTGGGCACCCTATCGAAGCGCTGGTCTGACACCAGCCGCTATGGCGGCATACCTGCCGAAGCGGTCAGCTATCTTAGCGAACATGTGAGGCTAATCTAATGTTGCTGGGAGCTTCGCCATACGACGATTACATCTTTGGCGGCGATCTGGACGGAGACTTCGCCAGCGTCGCCATTATCGCGGCGCCGACATACACCAGCAAATGGCACAAGCAGGCTAAACGCTGGGTGCAAAAACGCGGCGGCAACGTCACCTATGCGCGGGCTGGCGAGCCGTCGCGCGCGGTCAAAGCGTATATCCCGCCAATTGAGGGAACGGAAATCGTCGCGGCCGCTGACCAGGCCATCATTGGCAAAATGTTTATTTCCGCGCTCGACTGGGCCGAGGTCGGGTTTCTGGATCCGCAGGGGCCGCAGCGATACGACACCTTTGATTGCCCGGAGTTCAGCGGGATTATTGAACACGCCGTGCCGGCTTACCATGAAGGCTTGCCCGTGCGTTACGAGCTGGTCTGGCAGGGCGCACCTTATTCGCGGGTGTAGCCATGGCCGGTCGCCGCTCCGCAAAATTCAAGGCTTTTGACGAACAAATCACGTTGGCGATCGCCACGGTCACAGAATATGAGCGGGATCTCTTGGAAGTCGCCGCCGACCAGATTTTCGACCGCGCCCGCGAACAGAACCGGCAGGTGCTGGGCTATGCGCCAGGCGAAACGCTGAGCGTTGACGGAATCGTTGGCAAAGCCGTGCGTGACATGGAAAACCATGCCGTGCTGGACTTTGAGTTTGGCAGCGACATTATCCAATGGACGTCGCAGCTGCTGAAAATGGTAAGCCCGCGGAGCGGCGCCAACGACAAAGACCCCACAATGACCTACGCGGAAAGCTGGGCGGTCATTGTCAATGGCAAGCGCGTAAACCCGCTGGCGACCGAATATGACGGGGTTTCGCCAATAAGCTGGGTCAACACCGTGCCGTATGCCCGGAAAATCGCTGCAGGGCTTTCCAAGTCGCGCCCGAACGGCTGGCTTGAGGCGCTGGTGCTGCCGCAAATCAAAAAGCGGTACAGCAATCTATTTTATTTGCAGTTCAGTTACGAAACGGTGCCCGGACTGGAGGCGCTCATTCTGGACCATGGAACAAGACACAAAGGGCAAGTGGCTATCAATCGCATACGCCGCTGGCCCACCATTACGGCGGACCCGAAATGACGCTTGAAACATACGACGAAGACTATGTCCCCAGCCGCGTTAAGCAGGTGCTTATTGACGAGCTTTCCGTGGGCACGGCGACATTCAGGGATTTGGACGACCCGGCGAATGTTCGCCAGCCGCGTACCGCATCGACCAATTTTGTGGAGGTGGAGTTTCCGGGGCATAGTCTGAACAAGGACGAATATGGCAATTTCGGAAACAACGCTTGGGACGGCATGGGCGCATTTCAGATTCATGTCTTCATTGCAAAAACAAAAAATATGCAAGTGGCGCGCGGCATCATGTCAGTGGTCGCCAATCTCTTCATAGGCAGGCAAATCGATAACGTCTATTTTATGGGCGGGCTTGCGCCATTCGTTGATGCGGAAGGCGATGGCCTGTTTCGCGGCATCTCAAGGTCTATTGAATACAGATATGAATTTGCGAACCGGTAAGGAGATGCGATCATGGCAGCAGTTGACGGTTCCGCGATTTTCTACGGCATCGAGTCAAGCCCCAAAACGCTTGCCGCGACAGCGCCGTTAACCAAGTTCCCGTTCCAGTCGGCAGACCCGACGGCGACCTATCAGTTTTCGCCGTCCGGCGAAGCGCGCGACGACTTCTTTGACACCGAAGAAGACCAAGTCGCCAAAGACACCGGGCTGCAGTTCGTCCGCAAATTCCGCCCGTATGTTTACGACAGCATGATTGAGTCGGCCATGTTTGGCCGGTTCATCGAACTGACACGCCGCACAAACGCATATGGCGGCGGCACGCAGATGATTACCGGCGTCGCCGCAGCCACCGACACCTACACGGTGACGGATGAGGCCGCCGACTTCGCGCAATATGACCTTGTGCGCGCTGTGGGCTTTACTAATGCGGGCAATAACGGTCTGAAACTTGCGCAGGCAACGACAGGCGCTACGTCGCTGGTGACGCAGAACGGCTTGGTTGACGAAGCAACGCCCCCGGTCGGCGCTGCGCTTGAAAAGGTCGGCGTTTACGGCGCCGCCGGCGACTTCGCCATTTCTGGCGGCGACATCGTTTCCACCGCCAATTTCGATTTTGAGGCCGCCGGCATGTATGTCGGCCAGTGGCTGAAAGTGGGCGGCGACGCCACGGTCAGCAAATTTGCGACAGCGGCGGTCAATGACGCCATCCGCATTGGACCGGACAGTGATCTTGCCAATGGTGTGATTTCCCCGGACCGCACGCCTGTTGGCTGGGCTGACGACGCCGGCGCCACAAAAACCATTTACCTGTTCATGTCGGAAGTCTGCCTGCCGGCCAACAAGCCGCTCACGATGTATTGGCTTGCGAAGATCCGGCGCGATTCGGACTTTTTTTGGCGCGGGCACCAAGGCATGTACACCTCGCGCCTGCAGCTGGCCGGTCAGGCCCGCGGCGATTTCATCATGACTGTTGAGCTCGACGGGCTCGACTTTGAAGACAACGCCACGGACATTTCCGCCCAGGCGGGCGGCCCGATTTCGCCGCCGCTATATCCGGCGATGGTAGCCGGTCTTGCCGGTCAGCGCCTGTATGCTGACGGGGTCTACAAGACCAAGAACATGGCCGTGCGTTCGTCGCAAATGGAAATCTCGCCGACGCTGGTCCCCATCGACATTGAGGGCTGCTTTGGTTTCGACGCCATGGACCGGTCCACGCAGGTGTTCCGTCTGAACGGCGAGGCGCATTTCCGTGATGACACGATTTATGCGCCCTTTGCGAACGCAACCAAACTCGACTTTGCCCGCGTAATGCAGGCCGGCACTGGCGCCTATGTTTTTGAAGCGCCGCGCCAGCAGTTCCTGCAGAACGACATCAATCTGCCGGGCATCGGCCAGAACATCACGCTGAATTTCGGCTCGAAAGCGACCGCTGACGACGCCGGAATCGCCGCCGGCAATCTGGTGAATTTCTTCGCCGTTCACCGTTTCCGCTGGGCGGAAGGTTGGCCGAACCTCTGCTAGATTTTTCTTGCGGTAGCGTTAAGTCAAGCCGCCTTGAATTGAGCCATTTTTGGTTTTCAATTCAAGGCGGAGACTTATCTTATGGAACTTTTCGACGTTTCTGTTGACCCGACTGCGCAGGAAAACGGCGCTTGGATCGAAAACATTAACGACAAAACCGGCGACCTCAAACTGCTGGTGCTTGGCGCTTCTGCGTCTACACTGCGCGAACTGAACGCCAAGCTGACACGCGAGCGAGAGCCGGCCTACATGTCGGACCCGCAATACCGAAGCGACCGCGAAGATTACGAAACGCTGGAAAAGGCCAAGGCAGCGCTGCTGGGCTGGGAAAATCTGAAAATCGGCGGCAATCTGGTGCCGTATTCTCCCGAAACTGCCGCTAAAATTATCGACGATCCGCGCTTTGAAAGCTTTGTGACTGCCATCTACAACGCAATCACCAAAGTGAACAAAATCAAAGCGACTTACGACGAAGAAGCGGAAAAAAACTTGTTGAATGGTATCGCGCTGAACTAGACGGCGCGTCTTCCTTTATTCGCGAATTGATAGCGGAGGGGCTGTGGGACACCGACAGCCCCCCGCCGACTTTGCGGCCAGATTTGCAGTGGATTGCGGACGGCTATTTGCGGCTGCATCGCAAGCGCCACTACGAAATTGGTTTTGGCACTTCGGTGGCCGAAGCTATCGAGGAAGAGACTATCTGGCATTATTATTACAGGCGGCTGCGCTGGCGCAGCCCTGAAATGTTCGACCTGTTCGCGCAGTGCTGTGAAACCCTTTGCGGAATATACCGCGAAGACTACGCGCGAAAAGAGGAAGCACGGCTCAAGCGCAAGGGTAAAGGGCAATAATTCGCGCAGCAAGCGAAGCCCGACCCATGGACTTAAACCTTATTGGCTCAATCCGCATTGATGCGGATACCTCGCGCGGCGCCGATGAGGCGATTAGCGACCTGAAGAAAATTCAGGCCGAACAAAAACGCACGGAAAAAGCCACCGAAAAGCTGGGCGACAGCTTTAGCGAAAGCTTAAAGGAAGCCGCCGGCGCTGTTGAAAGGCTGTCCCAGAAAACGCAGCGCGGCAGCACCACGCTGCGCAAATCCGTGGAGGCGATCGAACGCCGCGCCGACCCGTTGAAGCGGGCGGTCCAGAATTATGAACGCGACGTGCTGAGGCTGGACGAAGCCCAGCGCAAGGGGCTGCGCACGGACAAGGATGTTGCGAAGACCAAGGCGCTGTTAGCGCAACGGGTTGATCGTCTGAAAAGCGCCAACATGGGCGCGACCGCCTCAACCAACAGCCTGACAGGATCCCTGCAGCGCCTGGCGCGCACCGCCGCTGCGGTTGGCGCCTCGCTGGGTGTCGCCTTTATCACGCAGGACGCGGTGCGCGTCGCCGCCGGCTTCCAAGAGCAAATGTCCGGCGTAGCGGCCATCACTGGCGCCGTTGGTGCGCAATTCGACAGCCTGAACGAAAAGGCGCGAGAACTCGGCGCCAACACCCGATTTACGGCGCGCGAAGCGGCCAGCGGCATGGAGTTCCTTGCCCGCGCCGGTTTCGACACCAACGAAGTGCTGGCGGCGATTGACGGCAACCTGAAACTGGCCGCCGCTGGCGCGCTGGATCTTGGCCGCGCCGCAGACATCACCTCCAACATTCTGTCCGGCTTCAACGAAGCTGCGGGAGAATCGAACCGCGTTGCGGATGTGCTGGCGGAAGCGGCCGCCAGCGCCAACACCAACGTGGAACAGCTGGGCGAGGCCATGAAGTTTGTGGCTCCGATCGCGTCGGGGCTCGGCCAGTCAATTGAAGTGTCGACCGCCGCTATCGGCGCCCTGTCCGACGCGGGCCTGCAGGCTGAACTGGCCGGCACCGGTTTGCGCCGTGTTCTCACCGGGCTGGCGGCGCCGTCAAAAGAGTTTGAAAAGCGCTTGGGCGGCCTGTCGCTCGAAAGCGACGGCTTGATTACCGTTCTGGACCAACTGGCTGGCCAGACCATTGGCGTTTCCGAAGCCATTGAAGAATTTGGCCAACGCGGCGGCCCCGCGTTCCAAGTGCTGATCAGCAATGTGGGCAAGGTCCGCCAGCTGACAGGGGAACTTGAAAACGCCGAAGGCGCCGCCGACCGCATCGCCGGCGTGATGACGGACAACCTTGCCGGGGCCGCCCGCGAGGCGCGGTCCGCGCTCGAGGACTTGTTCATTCAGGTTGGCCAAACGGGCGCGCTAGACGGTCTGGAAACCGTTATGCGCGATGTGGCCGCCGCCTTCCGCAGCGAGGATTTCCGCGAAACGGCGAAGTCCATCGGCCAAGGCATCGGCGGCGCACTCAAGGCGTTGGCTGACAATTGGGGCACGATTACCACAGCCACGGAAGCGGCGACCAAAGCGCTGGTCATTTATGTGGGCTTTTCGCTCGCCACCAAGATTGCGACGGTCGCCAATCTCGC